TGTAATCGCCGCAAAAAGAAGACAGCCACGACGAAAACAGCCGCAACAAAATCGTTCGCGTCGTCATGTGTAATACCCGCGAAAGAGATCCGTGAGACGCTTGACGCCAAGTTCCTGTACCTCCTCGTTCGTCAACTCGGGGTCGGCGTGAACCTTGATGTCGGCGGTCACGATCCGTCCGGTAATCATGCCGGTGATGAAATCACGCATCGCACGGGCCGTCGTAATGTCGCGTGATTCTACTACCAGGTAGATGTTAATTCGGTGCTTCATATTAACCGACTCCCATTAGAGATCGTTGGCCCTGTCCGTGCAGCACTCGTCGCAGATCCAGTGCTTGGTTCGATCGGCGTACAGGTCCGACTCGTAGGGATCCTCCTGGTGCTTCACGGTTCTGTTCTTTCGACCGCAGTATTCGCACTTGTGTAGGCGCTTCGCTCGTTTCTGCTTCTTGGCTGCCATTGGTGTTCTCCTGAGAAATGAAAAGGACCCGGCTGGGCCAAATAACGGGTCGGCGTACCCGAGCCTCAGCACGTCTCTTAGCCTTGGCCCCAGTCGGGTCCTCGAATGGGTCGTCGGCTACCTGTATCCCGGCAGGAATCCTGCCTTCGTGCCTTACCAGACGACCCACGTTCAGATTTCAAAGAAATAGCACGGGTGAATCCAACCAGGTGCTTGCCGACCAATTGATCGGTGCCGCCGGGCCCGGACTAGCCGGGCCCGGACTAGCCGGCCCGTGCTCATTTCCGCGGGTTGGCCGGTTATTACCGGGTGGCCCCAGCCCGCGAGCATCATGCCCTTGTCGATTTGATTATACTTAGCCGACCTACCCGGTGGGAAGGTTCCAGTTTCGATGCTCGGCGCTTTGTCTCTTTTTATGAGGGCAGCAATGTTCTGAGCAATATCTATTTGTTTTGGACGGAATACAAAGAATGGCTCTGGGCAACCCCTTCAAGCTACTGCAAAAGCTCGAACGCAAACCCACGATGGTGTCCACGGACGCCATTAAGGCACACCTGACCGAGGAGGACAAGAAGCTCCTTCAACAGATCGGTATGTCTGCGGGTCAACTTTTCGAGCGGATTCACGCGGATGTCGCGGTCAATTACGATCGGGCAAGATTCTACAACGAGATCACGCGGGCCGTCGAGCACTGGATGATCGGGCCCGCCATAGAGCTCTACGCCGATTACGCGACTAATTTCAATCATTTGCATAATGCCAGTGTCTGGGTGACCTCCGAGAACCCGACCTATCAGCGGATTCTCACGAAGCTGCTCGATGATATAAGTATTGAGGAAAAGATATTCGACTGGGCCTGGAACACCGCGGCCTTTGGCGACCTGTTCGTTAAGGTCAACGGTACGCCGGGTGTCGGGGTCATCTCTATCGACGACGATCAACACCCCATCAATCTCAGCCGGGTCGATCACAACGGCTGTCTGATTGGGTTCTTCGAGACACCCCAGGGCGAGAACCAAGGGAATCCGTCCACCCTGATTCCGCCCTGGGAAATCGTTCACTTCCGGACGCTTGGTGCCAAACGCAAGCGCCCGCAGTTCGGTGACCCCACGTACACGGAGTTCCGCAACAGCTATCTCATGACGGGCTCCGACAACAAGCAGGTCACCAGCCGATACGGTACGAGCATCATCATCAACAGTCTGGCGGCGTACAAGCGCCTGCGAATGGCCGAGGACAGCCTGATGATGGCACGTCTGACCCGCGGCATCATTCGTTACATCTGGAAGCTCAAGGTCGACTCTACCAACCAGGAATCCGTCGCCGAGCTCATCCAGCAACTCGTGGGTCAGTTGAAGAAGGCGAGAGCCTTGGACACGTCGCCCGGCAACCCGAATTTCGACAGTAAGTTCGGCCCGCTGTCCGCGGTCGAGGATCTGCTGATCCCGGTGTGGGGCGACACCAATGACCTTACCTACGACAAGATCGGGGGTGAGGTCGATATTCGGTGGATCGCCGACATCGAGGAGTTGAGAAACCAGCTTTCGTGCACCCTGCGTGTTCCGCTGAGTGTTCTCGGTGGATACGTTGACGAGGCCAGTGGGTCGCTTGGGTCGCAGGCCATCGAGAAGCTCAGTATAGAGTTCGCCCACACGGCCCGCCGTCTGCAGAGGGCGCTCAAGGCCGGGATCAAGCGTCTGTGTCAGATTCATCTGGCCTACATGAACATGGACCCCGATCCGCGGCTGTTCGAGATTTGCATGAGTGAGACGAGCACCGCCGAAGAGGAGACGATCAAGGACACCCTCAACACGGGGATCGATGTCATTCAGAAGATGATTGACACCGCGGTTGATTGCGACGAGAACGTTGACAAGGTCGAGATTTTCAACTACCTGAACCAAAAGATCCTCAAGCTGGAGGACTTCGACCTTCGCGACTACATCAAGACCCCCGAACAGATCGCCAAGGAGCGGGCTGCGGTCGCTCCCACCCCGGGTGAGGGTGATCAGTTCAGTCCGGGTGCCGAGCCCGGCCCGAGCATCGACGATATGACCGACGACCTGCGGAACGCCGACGAGCTCGCACCCGACGAGAGCCCGGAGAAGATGACGCCTGAACGTAGGATTAGGATGGTCGAGGTCAAGGGCGGCAAAGGGAACTACATCCCAATAGTAAACGGTGATCTGATCAGTTACCTGCCGATCACGGAGAGCTGTGATGGCGTCGGCCGTGTGCTCGACAGCCGGTGGCAGGATGACTGGAACGAGACCTGGAAGGATGTAAAGGTCAAGATTGAGAAATGAATGAGCTGATTGATAGGTTGATGCTGGTTACCGAGTCAAATTATAAGGGAATGTCGGCTATTCTCCGTGTGTACAGGGACATCGATGGTGGAAGAACCCCGTCCGTGGAGGACCTTGATGAGGGGTTGCTGACGATGTTTGAGTACTACAGCGATTCGGTAAAGTGGTTTGATGAGCATGAATACGATCCGCTTGGTGAGGGTTGGTTCATAACGAGGGAGGACGATGAGAGGATCAGAATAGATTGGAGAAAAAGGTTGTCGGAGATCCAATCCGCAATTAAATCGGAATCTGATCCAAGGAAGAAGATGAAGGCCCTTGATAGGGCCGTGAACCAGTTTCATAGCGACCAACCGATGTTGATGCATTTTGTTATGGGTTCTGGGGGTAAGGGCTGGGTTAAATACGAGTCGGTGGTGCGAGAGATCATAGACCTCCTTCAAAAGATGGGTAAGATTAAAGATCGAAGCGGCGGTAAGTGGGAGTATTAGTGGTGTAGAGGCCCGAATGAATGATACACCCGGTAGAAGGGGTCTAAAATGAGCAGTAAAGCGTGGATAGGTGTTGATCTTGATGGGACGCTCGCTTATTATGAGCCACCCATGAAGGACCCGAGTATGATCGGCGAGCCAGTTCCGGTTATGGTCAATCGGATTCTTCGTTGGACCCGCAAGCGGACCACCGTGAAGATATTCACCGCACGGGCCAACTGCCCGAATTTCGACCCCACACCGATACAGGACTGGCTCGAAGCCCACGGCATGCCGCGTCTCGAAGTGACCTGTATGAAGGACAAGTACATGATTCAGCTGTGGGACGATCGGGCCGTGCAGGTCGAGAGGAACACCGGGAGGAGAATCGGTGAACGAGCTCCTTGATAGATTGCTGGAGGCCGGTCGACGCAAGACCGCCGTGGGGCTCCTAAAGATGTACTTTGAGGGAGCCAGTGAGGAAGAGATTGACGCCGATCTTCAATTGGCAACGAGCGAGTCCGGCGTAAAGAAGGTCGAGGCTCCTATGAACTTCGACAAGTACCGCCGTCGTAGAGGGCCGGTTAAGGAGGGTGAGGATGTCCATGCACGATTCGTTCGTCAGCACCGTGAGGAGCAGGAAAGGGACGTCAAGGGCTACGACCCCAAGCACGTGTTAGCGAGCGCCGAGGATGGCGAGTTTCGGGTAGAGATTCACGACAATCATCGAGAGTTCACCATACGCAAGGCCGACCCGAGTCATCCGGTGCCCGGTGGTTGGTGGATGGGCTTTTGGGATGACGATCTGCAAGAGGTTCTCGGTATAGACCAGAAAAACTATGATCGGATGTCCACCGAGGAAAAGGCCAAAGCAGACGCCCAGGTTCAGCTAAAGAAGTACGCCCACGAGCAGTACTGGGACAAGTTCGCCGAGTTCTATCATCGGGACGAGTACGAAAAGCGTGGTCGTTCCGGCACCTGGCAGGAACGAAACAAGTATTGGAAGAAGCGGCTTCACAGGACGAACGAGGCTCGATTTCTCGAACCCCGCGGCGGTAGCAAGGGTGGTGAGGCCGGTGACTACTTCTATCACACGACGACCCGGGACTCACTGTACGATATCATCGCCGACGGTGAGCTGATTGTGGGCCGACCGCAGGACTCCGAGGTCTGGACCGACGAGCCCCAACAAACGTGGCCCGATGGATCTACCCAGCGCCGGTCCTACTGGTCCGATTCCGAGGCTGGCACCGTGGATTTCAGCAGGCCGCAGGCTGTCGTTGTGCGGGTCGCGAAGACATCAGTGCCAAACATGAAGGAGGAGTCGACTGGTGATTTCTACATGACGAAGCCGGTCGACGCGGATCTGCTTGAGGTTCTGACCGATGGCGGTTGGGTGAGGTTGAATCAGTTGAAGGAGAGCATCAATGGGGGTCGCTTGACCGTCACGGTCGACGAACGTCCGGAAAGGACGTTCTTTGTCGGTTATGAAAATAGCGGGCACCGAAGTGTGGCCAGGGCTACCATCGAGTACAAGGGCGACGACGCGTATATTCACTGGATCGAGGCCAACCCGAAGGGGAGCGGTTACGGGTCGGAACTGTTGCTGTTCGTCATCGAGCACGTCAAGCTAAAGGGTGCGAAATCGTTGTCTGGGTTCATAGAGTTCGGCAACGATGAATCCGTGCGAATGTTCAAGAGCGCCGGGTTCGAGGAGTACCATCGATCCAAGCGTGGGTGTTTCTGGAAGAAGGTGTTGTAAAGGTAACCTATCGTCGGAGACGCATCATGTCCGCAAGGGCACGACGAAAAAGGGAACGAAAGCGACAGAGAAAAGCAAATGAACAGCGAGTACAGAAACAGGTTCACGGCCACGGCCCCGACGACCCAACAATGTGGGTGCGGTGTCACTTCTACGAGGCCGGTGCGTGTGATTACCCTGATGGCACGCCATGTGTGCACTGGGTTCCTCATGAGGTTTACATCTCTGAGGAATTTGGTCCGACGGATTACTGCTCTGGCGAATGCCAAGCAAAAGGTATCCACACGTGGTGCGACCGTTGCCGGGCTCCGCGAGATAAGGAACCCAAATGATCTGCCGCCGGAATGGGGTCAAGTCAACGGTATCCAAACGTCGGTCGGTCTGATTCCGTACGACCTCAACGAGAGGTAATTGGTTATGTTTGATGAATTGTTCGATCGTCTGCGTCAACGCATCACCGAGGCCGCCCTGCCCCCGGTTCACCAGGCCATCAAGGATAAGTATGGCGAGTCTACTGGTTTGGTTGCGAGCACCTGGTCCGGTGAGGAAGAATGGTACAAGTTCCTGGTGCTGCTTGATGGCACGGTAATCACGGTTGATAATAGTCACATGGATACAATATCCGGTCACAAAGGTCCGATGGAGCCAAACGATGGTTTCTTGGTTAATGAATTCATGGACACCGGTGGTATCCAGGGCAAGATCGACGTTCAATCACGCGAAATGGACCTGTGGTATGAGAACAAGCTAAAGCCCGCCCAGATTCGAACAGTTTTGCGTCTGTGGAAGGAACACCGTTGTCGTTACCTGACGCTCGATGCAGACGGTGACCGCGTTAACGGTGCGGAAATCAGCATCGACCGGGTCGCCGCGGTCCTTGAGTACGGGCCTGAAATGCTGCAGCACGCGACGGCAGAGGGCTTTCAGATGGATCTGCACGACCACCTGCTGCACCTGAAAGAGAAGAGCGCCAGCCTGCCCGATCTGCAGCAAAAGGTAAAGGACACGTTCAAGGTCAGTGACGATCTCGCGTACAACAACTTCGAGGGTGAGGAGAACCGCTGCAAGGGGTGGGTGCTCAATGACGGGTCGGTTATACCAGTTGACTACGTTCATGCGGATGTCCCCGCAGAGATCCTCAAGCTCGAAGCAGAGGACGATGAAGAGGCCGAGGACCTGAATCTGCCCGCCATCGCGTTCGAGGAGATGATGACCAGCGGTGCGTTCCGTCTATCCATCATCCCCGACGAAGCAATTCTCATTGGGAACTCGGCCGGTAAGCTGACCGAGCCCCAGATCGCGAAGCTCAAGAAGCTGTTCAGGGAGTACGAGTGCGATAACGTGTACGTTGACGTTGACGGTGATTTCGTCGAAAGCCGTATCGACTCGATTGAGAGGCTCGATGCGATTCTTCGTTACGGCAAAGAGATGGCGATGAGCGAGCGCCGATCTCACAAACGAATCTGCGAAAGCCTCCCGCCGGTACAGGCCGAATTGAAGCAACGGGTCAGGCCCAGTCTCGATTTGGCACCAAGCACGTGGTCCGGTGAGGAGCACTGGCTCAAGTTCCTGATTCTGAATGACGGCAGCGTGATCCCGGTCGAGAAGTCGCATCGCGGAACGATCGTTGGTAGGAACCTCGTTCCCGGTCCTCTGTTCTCCGAGGATGAGGACCACTATCACAACCCCAAGCACGCCGCCACACAAGTGGCTTTCTACGACACCGGTGCCGTCGAGGGCAAGTTTGCTCCAAACAGGGGTGAGATGGACCTGTACTGGGACGATAAGATCACCGACGAGCAGATCGACGCCGCCGTCCGGTTGTACAAGAAATACGGTGCCAGCAGGTTGTACGCCAACAACAGGAAGGGTGCGGGCATCGACTCGGCCGAGAGACTGGAGGCCGTTCTTCGCTACGGCGAGGAAATGGCAATGGCCGAATCGATTCGTGAGGCCGTTGCTCCGGGTGAGGCCGGGTTCATCCGACCCGATGGTAGCCTGTTGACATTTGAGGAACCGTCGATGCAGCACCCGGTATACGCCATTCGATGGTTGATAGACAACGGAAAGATGGACCCGGACAAGCCTCCATCCACCCGCGAGAAGTACAAGCAGTTCATCAAGGAGACCAGTTACATTAGGTGGTACACGGCCGTCAACGGGTCAATGAGCGTCGAGATCAACATTCCGCCGACCGAGGCCCAGTTTAGGACCATAGCAAGTGTATCAAGAAACGGCGAGGAATTCTATTGGGATTACGATGGGTTCGGTGATCACCACACGGACACCGGTCGTGATCTCAACTCGCTCCGTTCGTTCTTGACCAGTAACGATCTGATTGGTGAACCGGTCGAGTCAGAGGTCTCGGCGAATGAAACAAATCCCTAGATAGTCGAGGGAATATGAATGAGAGAGCAATTCGTGAACTAAAGGCAATGCTCGGTCGTCTTTACACAAAGGCGGCACCGGATGACCCGGACAAGGAGGGCATCCTCGATTTCGTGGATGAACTCGACACGGAACTCATAGAACAGAGCAGAAAAGGCCGGATCGATAAATCCTGAGCCGTCTCTTTTTATGTGGGTGAAGTGTTCCATTTTATCGACTGGTCGAGTAAGGAGCAAGTCATGGTTACGTATCTCGCGGGTGTGGCTACCGGCGTGGTCTTCCTCAAGGGCGTCCTGCCGCTGCTCAAGATCCTCTACGGCAAGGTCGTGACGAAGACTGAGAACATCAAACTGTAAGGGTCCGTCGTTCGTGCATCCGGGTGGGGCCGGTGCGTTGAAACCGGCCCACCCCGGAAAAGGTTACGATATTTGATGATCTCCTCGACAACTTGCAAAGACGCAAATCAATCCAAGAGCGACTCGCTGCCTCGGCCCGGTCGCCAGCCTGCTTCTCGCGGGATGGTGGCAAGACCTATTACAACATTGATGAAATCGAAGGATGTCGTGTTCCCGGCAAGGAGCCCACACATACGTCGGTCAATCGAAGGGCGGGAACGAAATGAGTAAGGTAACAAGAATCCTGATTGGTGTGCTGTTCGCCGTAATGGCACTGAACTCCGCTTACCTTGGCAATGTGGTTTATGATCTGCAGAACCGGGTAGCACAAAACGACGCGTACGATTCGATGCTTGGTGCCAACTTTTGCGGTCTGGCCAGCTACGTCATGCCACCCACGGGCATGCTTACCGTGGCGTGCAAGAGCGTGGTGAACATCACCGTTACGGAGAATAACACAATAGACCTGAGGACCGGAAAGCCAGTGTCGTACGGCGGTACCGGTATGATAGTTGGTGACGGGGTCATTCTTACCGCGAAGCACATCGTCACGAAGCTTGATGACCCCGGGGTGTCCGCGGTCGTTAAATTCAATGATGGGGTGGTATCATTGATCGTTTCGTGGGCTGGTGATCCGAGCTCGGAGCTTGCTGTAGTGAAGGTTGATGCCGATACTCCGTTTGTAGTTGACTTTGTGACCCCTGGCGGTTTGAAGGTCGGCGATGCCGCGTGGGCTATCGGGTGCCCGTACGGTTTGTCGTGGTCGGTTTCCGCCGGTATTATCAGTAGAATGTACGAGTTCGACCCGCAATTTGGTACGATTCAGGTTGATGCTTCCATCAATCCCGGCAACTCTGGGTGTCCGGTGTTTGATCGCTCCGGCCGGGTGATCGGAATGGCGTTTGCTGCGTATTTAAACTCCGGTATTGGGTTCGTGGTCGGCGTAGATCGGATCATCGAGGTTCTCCCCGGTTTGATTGAGCAGGTGAACCAGTGATACACGACGAAGTTCTCCGTTTGCTGGCTGCGGCCGAGCGATACTTCACCGGTCCCGAATACAAGACGGTTTGTGAGGCAGCCAAGAAGCACTGGTCCGCCGGTCTGGCCGATGCTACGTTGACCGAATTGAAGAAGCTGCCCACCGCGGAGCGGCTACTCGACAAGTTGATAGAGAAACTCAAGGGCAAGAGCGTTGAGAAGACGCTCAAGGCCATCAGAGAGGGTAAGGCTGCGGACGATTCGATCGTTGCAATGATGGGTCTGTCCAGCCTGCTCACTCACGTTCTGATCGAGATGAAACAGGGTCGCCGCGAATACGGCATTCTCGTCCCGGTCATCTTTGAAAAGATGGGTAATAGGATCTACTCCTTGTAAGATCGCGGTGCCACGTGTCTGATGGATTCGAGGTTCTTTCCGACGAATCCGGGTTTCTGATGCTGGGCGAGCACGGTGGCATAAAAGGAGTCAAGGATGAGGTCAAGCATCCGGAACACGGTCTGCAGCAGATTTGGGCGAAGCTTTTGGAGCTGGAACATAAGATAGACATGCTCAACGGCAAGGTCTCCGAACCGAGAACGAGCTGAATGAAGTCGAAATCGACATAGAAGAGGAGAAGCCAATGGCTGGTGAGGCACAGTTCAAAGTCGGTGATGCGTTGCCGATCGTTTATCAGGCACCGAATGCGGAGAGTGGTCTGGCTGGAGTGATCGCCGAGATTTTCCTGCCGACCGGCGTCAAGAATACGGAGAACTTCCCGGACGTGGCGATGGGTGAGGTTTTGAACACCGGCACCTACAAGGGCCAGTTCACGCCGAACGTCACCGGTGAGTGGCTCGTCATCGTGCACAAGGCCGATGGCAACGGCAAGGTCATCAAGCGCTACTCCGTCGGCAATCACAACCTCAATACGGTGGGTACCGCCGTTGATGGTGTCAACACCGCCGTCGGCACCGTCGATGGTAAGGTGACCACGGTCGACGGGAAGGTTGATGGCGTCAACTCGAACGTGACCGCGGTTGGTGTCGCGGTCGTGGGCGTTGACGGCAAGGTGACCACGGTCGATGGCAAGGTCACCGCGGTGGACGGCAAGGCCGACGCGATTTTGACCGCCGTGAACAACATTGGTGCACAGGTCGGTGGGCTCGACACCCCCGCGATGGTGTCGTAAAATGTGGCAGACTTCTACTCGCCAGGAATCGTTCGATTGTTCTACAGGACCGTCGGTGGTCGGGTTGATGTTAACCCGACCGCCCGCGTTACCTGGCCGGACATGTCGGTTCACGATGCGGATGATCCCCGGCGTTTGGATGACGGGCTTTTCTGCCTTGAATTGCGGTTCGTCAAAGAGGGCACTTACCTCGTGACGTTCCACGAGAACGGATTGCTGACAACGATTCAGCACTTGGAAATTCGACGCGACGGACGAAGAGCTACGGGTGATAAGCTGATCAACCCATGACAAAAGCAGAGCAAAAACAGATGACCGATCTCTTCTGGAAGATATGTGATGTCATTGCTATCATGCAACCGGAGCTCGGTCGTGCGTACAATAAGGAAGAGGTCGACGTGACCGGCATGAACCTCAGCAATCTCGATGAGATGATGGACATACTGAGATTCAACGCGGTTTACACGATGTTCGACCTTGAGGCATGCCGACGCGACATGGTAAAGCTCGTGAACATCATCAAGTCGAATCAGGCACAGGAAGGTGGGGAGAGTCATGGCACATAATGACAAGTATGACAGCATGAGCGACCACGATCTTTTGATCGAGCTCAACGTCAAGCAGGATGGCCTGGAGAAGCAGTTCAGCAACCACCTTCACCATCACTGGATGTTCACGATCACGGCGCTCAGTGCCGCGTTCACGGCTGCCCTGGGGTTCGTGACGAGTCTCGTGTTGCTGGCCATCAAGAGTGGGGTCTTCAAGGGGTTCTAACATGGTGACAACGGATTACGTCAGTCAGAATGTGTTCGATTCGCATGGTCACACGGCGAACCAGTATTACTACCGGATCGTCGGCAACCGCGACAGCAAGATATGGAACTACAGAACCAAGGCCATGGAGCTCGGCGTTGACTGGCTCGATTCGGCCTGCGTTTTGGTGGAAGTCGGTTCCACCGGCACCTTCCCGGTGACGATCTTTGGGGATTTGCCGGCTGGCACCTACGACATCATCGTTTACGTTCGGGCTGGGGATGTCCCGGCCGATACCGATGATGTAGAGAAGCAATGGACAGAGACCAAGGGCGACGTGTTCGGTTTCTAAGGACAAAGGATTATGAATAACGATTTCATTAACTACATGATGGATAATAGGGATCGTCTTGCGGGTCTTGATCCGAAGGACAATCCGTGGGTCATCAAACACAATGGCAGGATCGTCGAACGGGCCCAGACACAGGATGGTGCCATGCAAAAGCTTACGAGGATCCAGCCGCATTCCATCTGGGAGGCTACCCGTAAGGATGGCTATGAGATCGTGAATGAGCCGGTGAAGGAGGGTCTTGAGCAGGATGCTTCCGATGCCTTTGATAATCGTCAGGATGAGATGGAAATCCACGTTACCGAGTTGCTTCGCAAGAGCCGTCCGGATGAGGAGATTGTTAAGACCCTGGCCGCCGACTGGGAGCTGGATGAGAAGGAGGCTGCAAGGGTTTTGGCTACAGCTAAGCAGCGGATTAATAAAGAGACCGCGGATCATGGGCTGGCAAGTCCGATTGAATCAAAGACCGTTACCGGCGTACTTAATCTGCTCAAGAAGATTAGGGAGGGGGTCATTAAGAGCTTTTGGGTCGTGACTACCCCGACTAAGGAATCCACGATCGATGATATTTGTTTTGAGGCTACGCCGGCACAGTTGGCAATGCAGGCTCACGGTGGTTTGAATGCGGCGGATATTGAGGCTGTTTACGACAATGAGAAGGAGGCTAGGATTCACGCCGATGGTCTTCTTAAGGGTCGGACCGCGGATGAGGGTAAGGTCCCGGATGACGCCGACCCCGAGGACAAGAAGATTGCGAAGTTGACCGAGGATTTTGATCCCGCTAACTCGATTGTCGTTAACCTGTATAAAATGTACAGGATGACCCCGGACCCGATTGATGAATTGCTTGGTGGTGAGACATCGGTGTCTATGGGTAAGGGCCCCAATGAATTCGTCATCATTGCGGATAAGAAGGAGTACACCGTTCGGGTTGAAGTCTCCGGTGCTAAGTGGAGCGTGGTGGTTGACGGCCCCGATAACAAAATTGCCGATGATCTCAAGCGATATATTGACCGCGACGTTGCGTTGATCGCACCCGAGATTATCGGTGAACACAAGCTGACCGAGGACGGTCGTGATCCCGAGGATAAGATCGGTGACGACGTGAAGCCCGACGAGGAAGGTCCCGACATCGATCGTCCCAGGGATCCCGCGAATCCGGCACCCGCCGAGGGTGAGGAGCAGCAGAAGGATACGATCACCAAGGAGTACATCGGCAAGAAGGAAGAGACCCACTTTTACATGGTTGGTACGCCGAGCAGCACGCCGACCGAGGAAGAGGGCGCTGATACGCCCGAGGATCTGCAGATCGTCGACCAGGAAGGTAAGAAGCTCTGGTCCGCGAGTGAGCAGGAAATCGATCCGAGCAATCCGGCTGATTTCCTCATTCAGGCGATTCAGGAACTGGAGATCGACGAGATTACCAGATCGGTGCTCGTCAAGTACATCCTGCCAGAACTGACGAGGGAGGACGAGGAGACCGAACCCGAGGAGATCGCCGACGAGGAGCCGACCGAGGATGCTGATACCGCTGCCGGTAAGCCCGACGAGGCCCTGCCGACCGGTGAGGAGGAAGAGCGGCGTCCGTTCGAGAGAAAGTCCAAGACCGGATCGAAGAAGATCGCGGAGCGCTGTTCCGCCCGCAAGGTCGTGATGCTCAAGGAGACCCACGACGAAGCGCTGTGGGACGGGATCTTGAAGGCCATTGAGGACAAGGACTCCAAGTGGGAGGCCGTGGTCACGCTGATGGCCGAGGTCTGGAACGGTGGCTTCGAACAGTGGATCGACAACGGCATCGCCGAGGAAGAGGGTCATCTCGCGATTCGCATGCTGCACAAGATCGGCACCGAGGCCGCCGAGAAGATGGCCGCTCTCGCCGAGGAAGCCATGCGGTCCGATTTCTATGGGATGGCTGTGACCGATCGTAACATTAAGAATCAGTCCGAGGAGGAGTTCGAGCACAACGCCGAGCAGCTTGATCCGCTCGACAACGAGTTCTATGGTGGGTTGGATGACCAACTCGTGAAGGATCTCGCCGCGAAGCTTGGCGTCGGTAAGACGGACGAGGCAAAGATCCCGGACGACGCCGATCCCGAGGACACGAAGATCAATAAGCTGATCGAGACCAAGGTTCAGATGGGTGACGACACGTTCGAGGTCGCCCAGGTTGATGATGGCTCGGATGACGTGGTCATCGACATCAACGGTCAGGAATATCGGTTCGAGAAGGACTTCGCCGCCATGTGGCGGGACGAGGCCACCGGTGATCTGACCTCCGACGGTTTGCAGGAGCTGGCGCTCGACGCCCTGAGCAACATGGAAGAGGATGAATACGCTCAGTTGGTCGCCGCCGGTGACAAACGAGACGACTGGGATCGGGACCGGGACGAGGAACGTGCCGCCCGTGATCGCAAGTCAGATCAGGACTACGACTCCCGCGAGGAAGATCGTCTGGCACGAGCCCATGCTGATGAGTCCAAGGTCAATGAGAAGGGCGCTGCCTGCACGAAGAAGGAGAAGCGTCAGGTGAAGCATATCGAGAAGAGTGAAAAGGCCGCTGGCAAGCCCGCGAAGAAGGCCGAGCAGGTTGCCCATGCGACCGTGAACAAGCAGAAGAACGAGGCCAAAGAGGACGATGCATTCGAAGTCGCCTTAAATGGAATATCGGAACAGGTTCCTACCGATGATATCATTGACGAACTGGATAAGAGATTCGGTCTGTCCGAGGACGACGCGAAGAACGTGGTAAGGAGGGCGCTGAAGAGTTATATCCACTCGGTTAGAAGTCAGTTGATTAAGGATGGCGACCTGACTGCTGATGAAATAGACGCTAATCTTGAGGACGAGATCAGGGAGCTGGAGGATCTGGATAGGGAGTCCGGTAATATGGGTGCGGACGTTGGCGAAGCCAAGAAGAAGCTGCCCGACGCCTTCAAGAAGAATATGTTCAAGAAGGGTCAGAAGGGTAAGAAGGCCGCCAAGGTGAAAGAGTCCAAGAGGCTGCCGGAGCGGAAGGTCACAAGTGGCATCGACCTGCTTAAGGGTCTGCTGGGCATGGGTCAATAAGGAGCAAGCACGATGTTGTTATTGGAAAGAATTATCGGCGAGGCGAAGATTGTTGAGTCCGATCGGACGAAGCTGCCCTCTGGCGTTCTGTGCCGGGTGAAGGAGCCCGTCTGCAACGTCAACAAGCTCAACGCCAACAACCGCAAGTACGGTTGGGACGTGGTCGAGAAGGTCACCGGCGATAAGACCCTGTCCGAGCAGATCGCGAAGCGTGCGTTGTTCGGCCATGCCGAGCATCCCACAACGTCCCAGTCCAACCTGGAGCTCGTCTCCCACGTCATTTGCGAGTGGGTGGTCGACAAGGACACCGACACGGTCTACCAGGTGTTCGACGTGCTCGACACCCCGACCGGGCGGATCGTCGACTGTCTGATTCGTGCCGAGTGCGGCGTCGGCGTCTCGACCCGTGCCGAGGGCGAACTGACCGAAGAGGTCGATCCGGACACCAAGAAGAAGTTCCATCGGGTGGTGGCCGAGAAGTACAAGTACATCACGACCGACTTCACCGCCGACCCCTCGACGTTTGGCACCATGCCGATCGAGGTCAAGCGGAATGTGGTCGAGAGCATCAAGACCGCCGCTCTTTGCGAGAAGGCCACCAAGGGCGACAAGCAGTTCGCCGGTGCCGTTCTCGAATCGATGTTGTGCAAGCACAGCAAGGATGAGAAGCACGGCAAGTGCGAACAGTGCGGCTGCTGCAAGGCCATCAAGGAGGCGACGATGACGATTATCGCCGACCCCAACGCGAAGACCGCGGAAGTCAATGGTGACGTGAACAACGTTGGCGTCACCCCGGCAAGTACCGATCCCACCGTGAATCAGACGCCGGTCGTTGTGACCATCAGTACACAACCGCCGACCCCGCAGCCGGTCGCCGGGACGCCGGAGTTCGCTACGCCGGATCGACTGGAAGCCGAGGCCGACGAGGTCGTGCCGGAAGAGCCGAAGCCCGAAGCCGAGGTCGACGAGCCGGACGAGGACGAGGATGAAGTTGGCGAGAACAAGAAGACAGCGGGCCGTCGCAAGATCAGCGAGGAGGTTGAGATCCTCCAGGCCGATCAAGCTGAGGTTCGTGACGCCACCAATCTCAGCGTCAACAAGCGTTTGACCGGTGGGAAGCTCGAAGCCATCCGCAAGATTCTGGGCGAGCCCACCTATCCCGATGGCGACAAGACCGGCGACAAGACCGACTCGCAAATGACGTGGGTCGGCGTGGCCGACGGCAAACTGTTCTCGGTCAATGTCGTGTCGGGCGACGATGGTCCGGCTACAGTGATCAGTGCCAACGAGCCCGAGACGGTTGAGGCCGTGGTCGAGTTCATGAACCTCGAACATCAGTGGGCACAGCCCGCGACCGAGAAGGTTCCCAACGAAAAGAAGACGAAGACCGCCAGCGCTACGCTGAAGGAGATGAACAAGCTGCGTATCGAGAACGCGACGTTGATGGCCGAACGCGACAGGCTCGCCGAGGCGGTCGACATCGCGGGTGACACCGGTCTGCAGTTGAAGGTCGTCATGCGAAAGCTGCAGGAGGCCAAGAAGGTCGAGGGTGCCGAGGTTACCGCCCTGCGTGCGAAGCTCGAAGAGCGGGCCGCCGCTGCCGCCAATGCGACCAAGAAGCTCGAAGAGGCCGCCACCCATATCAAGACCCTGACCGAGAAGGTCGTGGAACTGACTGTGGGTAAGGAACGGATCCTCAAAGAGAACAAACAAAAGATCGAGGGCGTAGAAAAGGATGGAAAGAAAGCTCTCGATGAACAAGTGAAGAAAGCACAAGCCGATGCAACGCGTACGGTCATCATGGAGTACGCGGAGCGGAAGCTCAAGGGCTTCAAATCAGTCCACGACAACGTTCGGGCACTTCTCGAAGGCTGTAAGACGATTGCAGAAGTCGACGAAGTCCTCGAAGACACGCGTGAATCCATGCGGAAGAATGCACTCCATTCCAACGCCCCGAAGGAAGTCACGGTCCGCGAGGCAAAGACGGGTAGCGAAGACGTACGAAAGAGAATTGGAAATGCCTTTACAGGCATGCAAATGGGGTAAAGAGATCATGGATCTTAACGAAGCAATCAGACAAGAAATGCTCCTGTTGGAGCAGAGACGGGATTTCCTTTGCGAGAAGGCGGCCATCAAGCCGTATCTCGAAGAGGTGAATCAGTACATCCGGAAGATGCAGAACCGCGAGATGACGCTGATGGAGAAGCGGAACATCGCCCAGTGCCTCGACAACGCCATCATGGAGGGCGGGATTCGGCAAGGGCAGCGGCTGTTCGAGAACACCACGACCGAGGATCACATCAGCTTCCTTGGCATTCAGTTGCCCGTGATCTCGGCGTTGCTGCCGTCCCTGACGCTGAACGACGTTGCCACCGTGCAAGCGCTCGATCGGCGTGTGGGTGCGGTGTTCTTCATGGACTTCCAGGCCGGTGGGGCGAAGGGCGACGTGGCTGCGGCCGAGACGCTGTTCAGTTCCAAGACCGGTCCGAACTCCAAGAAGGGTGCTCGTCGGTACGCGATGGCGGCCTCCGAGCGTGAGGACGTCGGTACCGGTAACGACACGCACAGTGGTACGACCGCCATCAACCCCGGTTTGATTCTGCTCGCCGATGTCATCGTCGAGAAGAAGACCGCGGCTGGCGTTTACGCCGTGATCGCGACCTGCTCCAGCGCTGGTGTTCTCGCCGACGTGGTTGGTGATGGGATCACGGTCAGCGGTACGATCAATGCGGCCGGCACCTACAGCATCACGGTCAGCGGGCTGGACAGCACCGATGACGTGTTGCTGACGTACTACTACCAGTACGATCTGCCGGTCGACGCCAATGGGAACAAGAATGGCGTTCCCGAGGTCGATCTGACCGTCACCCAGGAAACGGTGACCGCCATCGATTTCCCGGTCCGTTCGAAGTACAGCATCGGTGCCCAGATCGATCTGCAGAAGGCCCACGGCCTGAGCCTCGAGGATGAGCTCGTTAAGATCCTTGGCGGCTTGGTGAAGTGGTCCATCGACCAGAAGGGTCTGGATATGATGATTGCCGCGTCCTCTGCGAGCGGTGCTGCCACCGCCCCCACCCAGTGGAATGCCGCCATTCACAGTGGGCAGGCTTGGCTGTGGCACAAGTACGAGTTCCTCGATCGTCTGAACGAGGGCTCGAACAACATCTACGATAAGACCAAGCGTGGTGTTGCGAACTTCATGATCTGTGGCAACAACGTTGCCCGAGTCGTGAAGCAGCTCACCCAGGGCGGGGATTTCAAGGCGAGTGCTGCACTCGGCAAACAGCTCCCCACCGGTCCGCTGAACATCGGCAATGTGACCAGCGTCAACAACATGGTCGTGATCCAGAACCCGTTCATGGATTCGAACACGTACACGCTCGGTTACAAGGGCGACAGCTACCTGTACGCGAGCTTCATCTACGCTCCGTACATCCCGCTGTTCGCGAGCCCGACGCTGGTGACCAGTGACCTGATCGCTCAGAAGGGCTTCCTGTCGAGCGCCGGGTTCAAGGTCATCAACAACGGTCTCTTCTGCCAAGGGACCATCACCGCTCTCGGAACGACCGCCTAATAGGGCGATTGACCGACCAAGGAGGGTTACCGATGCCGGGGAGAATCAGGCTCCCCGGCATCTTCTTTATTGTGAGGTGGTCGTGATCACGCGAAAGATAAGGTCGCTCAAGGATCAGACGCTCGACACCAACGTTGATAGGAAGCAACTGGTGAAGGGCGAAGTCGCGGTCGTCAACTTTCTTACCGAGCCGCAAATGATGTCATTCGTCGGTATGGGCGTTCTTGAATTGGCATCGGACGCCGAACCAACACGCAAGGTCATCCCCGTAATTGGGGAGAGGCGAATGGCCGATGATGTAGTGAAACGCGAGGTCGAGGTGCCGCTGCAGTTTCTGCCCGGTTTTGACCTTGGCCAGCACATGTCAAGCGGTGTCTAATGGCCAGAGATTATACGAAGTACCTGACGTGGCTACGGAACGAGTTCCGGCCACTGACGCTGGCTACCCCGGAGGACACCCTCAAGCAGATCGTAGAGAACAGCATTCGGTTCTGGAACACCAATAGCGGATACAAGCTTGGTACCATGGTGCCTTACGCAACCGGTACCAAGAGAGTTCAGCTTAACGCACAGTTCAAGACCGTGGTAGATATCTACCCGGACAAGACCACCACGTGGATCTGGAATGACCACCCACTATGGACTCTGATGGGGATTACGGTCCTTGACAACGTGACCGGTGATTTGATCATGATGTCGGAGGCATTCCGTAATTACCGTGTTTATGTTGGCACCGATTTTCAGTGGGTGTTCGACAAGTCGGACGATCCAACGATCGGCGGTTATCTTTACTGTGTCAACGTTCCATCCGGTACCCAGAACCTGTTCGTGATGGGCACCAAGAGGATCCTTGAGGATGAGGACGTGAAGCCGGAGCAAATACTTGATTGGTTGTATCGTTACAGCAAGGCCCAGCTCAAACAAATCGAGGGTAACACGCTTCGTAAGGCCGGCATTGTAAACGTCGCTAACGATGGTCAGGAAATGGTCAACGAGGGGAAGCAGGAGATGGATAACCTACAGCAGGAGCTCTATAAAAACTCCCGTTGGGTTCTGCTTGCCAAGAAATGCTAAGGGTCGGAGACTGATATGTGTAGCACCGTGAGTGGGGGTCAAATCGATGACCCTGGACCAGATTGTAATTCAAGCTCTGGGATTGCTGGGGCTATTCGTCGCTGGGGCGGTGTCCTGGTCGCTCGCCCTATACCGGCTTTTGGCTTTCGAACGACGGCAGGTGAACTTGCTGTCTGCCTTAATCTTTATAGAGGAGTTCGGGCTTCTTTTTTTGGGAGTGTGGCTGGCCTATGACGGTTTCCATAACGGCTTGCTTCATGCGTTTATCAGGGCAGCATCAATCGCTGCCGGCGGGGCCGTTGCGGGAAGATGGATAGTCAAGAGAGCCAAGAGAGCCAAGACTAAGGACGATCTTAGTGTTCAATGAGCTTGTTGATCGTGTGTTCCGGATACGAGAAGTGGAAGCACCCGCTGTTTCAATGCCTGAGGAACAGGTCAAAATGCTCGGTAAGTTTGGGGATCAGACTGATAAATGGCCTAATCGTTTTGTCGACCAGAAGTTCTGGGTAATGAACGATGGAAGTATCATTCTGGTCGCATGGGAACACTCCGATACATCCAATCACGCCGATGTAGACGTTAGGAATCTGCTTAAATCCGGTGCCGTCCGTGGTCAGGTTGTCACTGATTATCGCGGAATTAGTCTACTCGCGGTCGAAATGTGGAAGAAACTGACCGATAATCAGATCGGTGTGTTGAAGCGAATGTCCGCTAAGCACACTATTAGGCTCTTGATTGTCGATGATACGTGGAGTGAGAAGGATAACGGATACGAGGTCAACGTCAGGTCTCCGGATGAAGTAGAACATATCCTTCGGTACGGTCCGGTGGAAGAGGCTACCCTTGGTGACATTCACCGAAAGCAGCGTTCGGTGTCGATGCTCTTTCCTACCTTTGATGACCGCGTCAAGAACGTTCAGTTGATGGGTGGCGTTCGTTTGAAGGATATGGACGACGACAACTGGCACTTTGAGGTTCACAGCGGCACCAAGAAAGATGTATGGTACGATTGCACGTTGCATTTCAAGGACATACAGGATCAGCTTGAGCGTCTCGTTAAGGATCGTAGGCTTTGGGTTGAGGATAGATCGAGGGTTGATCTGCGTAAGCTCGCAGCCGCGTTCATCGAGAAGGTCAACGTTCAGGTATTCTGTTCATGCCCGGCGTTTCTGTACTATGGTTCGTCGTACATTCTTGGCAGACCTAAGTATGACGCTAAGTACACGGACCCCGAGAATAGACCGCCGAGGCACCGTAACCCGAAGCAGTACGGTGCCGTGTGCAAGCACTATCAGAACGTATTGAAGGCGCTCCCATTCTACACGGGGACCATTGCGAAGTGGCTCCGTGATGTGTACGCTCGTGACATCGCTGGTTACCAGAAGGAAGCAATGCGAGATTTCGGGTGGCTGCAGAAGGCTGCCGGTGCTCTGAGCAGACGTAAATCGAACGTTGAGAAGCCGGACGACGAAAAACGTCGCCGGAGACCTTCCCGACGCAAGCCGGGGTGGGAAGAGCCTGAAACCAAGCCTACCGATCAGACGCAGCCGGAAGACATGGGAAATACACCGGAAGATGTTCCGGAGAATGAGTCGCGATTGCACGAAGAGATCAAAGAGATCAAAGAGGTACCGAGACCGGATAAGGGCTCGGACCGCCAACCGGCAAGGTCATTTCGTACCGCACGCCGGTACGAGACCGTGAACCAGGAACAGATGGTAGCTCAGTATGGAGAGTGGACTGACGAGCTCGATGAGGAGTCGTATTGGCTGTTCACTGACGGCACCGCGGTGTCGGTAGTCACGTTCGAAGCCGCGGCTAAGGATGTGAATATGAGCGTTCAGGCGCTGAGAAGGACTGGAGCGTTCACCGTACAGGTTGATGCACCGTCTGGGCGGATTGATCTGTGTGGCATACGCAAGCCGAGTCTGGAGCAGACGGCCTGGCTCATCAAGCTGATAATGGCAAACGATATTGAATCAGTTGAGGTTGAGAACGGATCCACGGCAACCGGTGACGATTTTGATGGTGATGGTGACCCTGAGCAGATAATGAAGGGTGTTGCCGATTTCTTTAGCAGGAAGCGGCCATCCGAAGATGATTTCCTGGAGAGTCGCCAGTGAACTTTTACGATCTCGCGACTAGATTGACCGATAGGATCCGCCCGGTAAACGAGGAAGTCGCTACGTTGGCCGGGCATGAACAGAAGATGATCAATAAATACGGCCAATCGATGTCGATGATCAGATCCAACTACGGCGGTGAGGAATATTATAAGTTCTGGGTTCTAACCGATGGCACCGTCATCTGGGTGGAATATGATCATGGCTGGACCGCTAGGTTGGCCGGTACTAACCATGGTGATTTAATGGACTCTGGTGCGGTTCGTGGTTATGCGAACGATGATAATGGTGAGTTGGCAATCCAGTGGAACGTGATGCCAAACTATACCCAGATAGAACAGATAACGAAAATTGCGACCAAACTGAATATGAAGCGTATGATTAGCAATAGCTGGGGGGAGGATGAAAAATCCCATTTTGGGCTAATCAAGTCCCCGGAACATATTGACTACATCATCAGGTACGGAAATATCGAGGAGAAGAAGTTGAAGGAGGATGGTGCAGCACCATCCGGTGGTCCGGCACCGGCTGCTGATGGAATGACTACCGAGAACGATATCGCGGCATTGCCGACTGAAATCGGTCGTGGTCGTGGTCGTGGTCGTAGGAGAAAAAAGAGGACGCCGGTGATCGGGGTGAAGGAGGCCGTTGAGGAGGATCTGAGCCGTCTGCGTAAGGAACTCAAGCAGCAGATGGTAAAGCTCATGAATCGAGATGAGTTCCAGGTCACCGCAGACGCGGTTCGCTCTTTCCAATCAACGTTCGGTGAGGGCCGTCCGCGAACGCAGCGGGTCGCTATTAAGGTCGAGCGGCAGCAGAAGGACGCCCAGAAGCTTTATGGTGATATTCTGCGGGAACACGGTGATGACCGCGGCAGTCTCGAAATGGTGATAGCCGCTATGCAGGAGGGTCGGCCCCTTGGTCAGTTTGCTGGTATGAGTAAGTATGATTACTTGTACGGTACTCGGGTTGAGGTCACCTTCCAGGGTATCGATTTGGTATTCGAAGCCAAGGTCGATTTCATCTATGACCCGACTCAGTCGATGTACGTTGGTGATGACGAGCTCGTTGACAGAATCGAGGAAGAGTTCGGTCGCTTTATAAAGAGGAAGAAGAACGTCATTTACCCGGTGGGTGGTAAGTTTCACCCGGACTTTTTCGATCAGTTGAAGTCCATGATGTCGGATTCGCAGGAGCCAGAACATGAGAAGCAGAGCGAAGAGATTGCTTGAGGCCAAGGATCTCCAGCTATTCCGTAGAATGCTGGCGATGCTCGGTGAGTACGATACGAACGTTCCGATGACCGGGGTTGGCAATCTGTTTAATACCCTGGCCAAGAAGAACACGGCCATCCTGCCGAAGGACAGGCATGCACAGGCGATTCTCCGGCATGTTTTCTCCGGCGACAACTCGGCGGCGTCCATTCATAAGATGCTGAACATTCGATTCTCCGATCTGCCGGATGGGTTCAAGCCGATGGCCGAGAAGGACGAGAAGCGAATCGTCGCGTCGTGGTCTCGTGATGGTCATGTCTCCGATCGAGTTCGTGACCTGGTCGACTGGGACGCCACCGGCAAGCAGGGTAACTGGACCGACATCAAGGGCGACAAGGTCGAGGTCGCCGACACGGTTGAGGAAAATGATGAGTAACACCGTCGTCATGAACAGATCAGAACAGAAGGCTGGGTATTATCGGCTTCATTCGGCTGAAATGGCCAAGAGTGGAAAGGCGTACCGAGTCAGGATTAAGTTGGCTGTTCTTTCCCATTACGGCGGTGGGTGTGCCGTCTGTGGTATTGATGACCATAACCTTCTGACTATCGATCACATTGGTGGTAGTGGAAATGAACATCGGAAGGTAACCGGCGTCGGTGTTAACTTTTATAATTGGCTTATTCAGAATGACTTCCCGGGCGGGTTCCAGGTGTTGTGTTGGAATCACAACCGCTTGAAATACGTGAACGAACGGTCATTCTCATTGATCGGCGGGAAGGCGGAGGTTTCGAGGTTGTGTAACGCCCGTGTGAAGCGTCTCGTCATCAATCAATATGGTGGCCAGTGTCAATTCTGTGGTGAGACTAACATCGATGTTCTTACCATCGATCACGTGAACGGTGGCGGAAGAAGGCATCTCAGGTCGATCGGCAGGAAGGCCGGGTCAAGTTTCTACCGTTGGCTTCGTGACAACGGTTTCCCGAACGGATTTCGGGTTCTATGTTTCAACTGCAATTGCGGAGAAATGGTCGGGGGATAATCAGATGAATATGGACTTGTTCGAGAGCGTGAAGAAGATTGATGTCGGTGCCGGGTCGCAGCCGGTCAAGGACTGGAAGGAGCGCTGGAGCACCGCCGTCAAGCCGAACACCTTCCGCATCGTCGAGACCGCAATGGGTCCGAAGATCCTCTATCGGAACACGAACAGCCAGACCTTCGTGACCTGGCCGCGAAAGATCGAGGACAACCGGATCGTCGGCGTGCCAAATCGGTCGTGGATCAAGGAGGCCGTCACCGAATACTTCACCGACCCGAAGGCGTTCATGAAAAAGATGAACGAGAACGTTCAGGACCCCACTCGGGAAGAGATGTTGGAGTTCCTTCGTGGTCAACTTGGGACCGAGGAGGGTTTCGAAGGTGACGCCGAGGCCGCCATGTACTGGTTCGCCAATAACTACCACGGTGGCCAGGATAGCAACCTGTATTCCGTTCTGAGTACATCCGATTTCTCACCCGGTCCAATCGCACGAGGTCCGGAGAAGGAGTCCACCGAGGAGGACATGTACAACCTGCTCGTTGACGAGTTCGCCGGTGGCCAGCGTGATACGGATGAGTCGAAGGTTGCTGAGTGCGACGTTCCCGGTACGATGCCGCCGCAGGAGACGCCGGATGTTGATGCCGCGAAGAACAGCATGGAGGACTACAGCGAGACCGAGGATCCGAACAAGCTCAAGGACAAGACGAAGGAGAACGACGAGCTCAAGACCCGTGAGGTCCAGGACAAGGAGCTAGAACAGAAGCCGCCCGAGACCAAGGAATCGAAGGTCAACGAGGCAAACATCCAGACCAAGCATGAATGTTCCTGTGGGTCCCAACACGCGTTCTACGCTGAGGATGAGGAAACCGGCAAGGCCGGTTATTGGTGCACCCGGTGCAATAAATGGCGTGGCACCAGCGGTGAGTCGAAACCGGAGGCAAACGCCCCGAAGACGAGCAAATCGCCCAAGACCAAGGAATCAAAGACGCCGGTGCAGAAGCCCCGCGGCTACCGAATCCGCGAGAGTCTGCGGTTCTGTCCTTCCTGTAACAAGACGTTCCGCAGTAACGAGGCCAAGTGTAAGTGCGGTAACGAGAGGACCGAGAACCTGTCCGAGGGTGAATATTCCAACATGGTTGGATTGGATAAGCCAATCTTTAAAGTGGAATACACACAGGACGGTCAGAAGAACAGCACTAGAGTGGCTGCATTCGATGAGGATGATGCCAGGCGCTCGGTTGAACGGATGAAGCGTGGTGCCAAAGCGACGAAGGCCGTTAAGGTCGGTGAGGCTAAGGCAAACGAGGATAACTATCGGGTTGATAGACCCGTAAACGGGCCCGACGTTTCATACGACGATGCTGTTAAGAATCAGGGTCTGGCCGCGAAGGCCGGAAAGACACCGGGTGATTTCGATGCCGATCAGGTCGAAATCGGTACCAAGGTGGAAATGGAGCACACCAATGATCGGGAGAAAGCTAAGCAGATTGCTATGGATCACTTGACCGAGGATCCCGAGTACTATAAGAAGCTCCGTAAGATGGAGTCCGGTGCCCGCGACGAGTCCGAGGTTGAGCATGATTTGATAGTCGATTCTGGTCACGACGGTATGGCTCACTGTAAATGCGGTAAGTGGGAGTATCAGATTACCGGTGAGTTAGATAAGAAACGAATGCAAAAGGAGTTCGAACGTCATAGGGCCGGTCGTCCCCGCCTTTATCGGTCTCAAATTCTCGGCCGAGATGTAACAATCCCGGAGAACGAGTCGGTGTCGCCGTCTTCCACCATTGACCAACTGGCCGAGGAATACGCACAAATCATCGCCGCGGATCTTCCGGATGGGGGGACCGGCGATATGAGGATGGAGGCCATCCACACGCGAACCGTCGATCTGTGGAATGATTTCAATCAAATAGTGGCGAACAAGCTCAAGGATCACGGTGTTACCATCGTCGGTGAGGGTAAGGTGCCCGACGATGCCGACCCTGAGGACAAGAAGATCGAGAAGCTGACCGAGGGCATCGTCGCTCTGCTTAACAGTATGGAGGAGATTCCGCAGGACGAGAAGGACGCCATCATGGCCGCCATCGAGGACGGTCAGATGTCAAACGAGTGGCCGTCCGAGGAAGAGATGATCGACGATCTGAGCCAGCAGGAGGATATGGTCGACCCTGAGAAGCTCGGTTCCGATATGAACCTCCGTATGGCATGGCTCAAGTACGTTGCACCGGTCAAGGCACTGGCCGCGGTCGGTGAATCGAAGGTGAATGAGCAGTTCCCCGAAAAGATGATGCCCGGACAGAAGCCGTACACGGATGAGGAGAGGAAGAAGCGTGAGGCGTTGACGTCGGCTGCAGCCAAGGCCGTTGATGCTTTTGGCGACGACGAGCTCGAAGCGTACGCCGAGCAGATCAAGAAGCGCCAGCAACAGGGACGTAAGTAATGGCCGAGGTCACTAGTAATCAGGGCCAGGTAAAGGGTGCGATGAACGAGCTCGCGTCCGGTATCAGTAACCTATCAAGCAAGAAGATGGGAGTTGGAATCGCTGCCATGTACTTCATTGCGGACATGAAAGAAGTATCTTGGCCAAAGGTGGCAACGATCGCTGGATTGGCACTGGTTTTGATCGTCCTGCAATGGGTGATCGACCTAAAGAAAGTGGGCAAGAGTGATGGAAGACCTACTCAATAGGCTGCGTGCGGTAAACGAGTCCGACAAGCATTACCGGGCCAAGGTGGATGTTGATCTGCATGTGGAGGGCGTTGAGATCGAGAGCGTCAGCGACGTGGTAATCGAGTACGAGTTGAACTTCGAGAGCCGCGATTGGGGCGTGAAGGACGTTGATCTGATGCTGTTTGGCAACACCGAGATCGAGTTCCAGATCGCTGGCGAGAAGGCACCAATTACCATTCAGATGCATTTGTCCGATGCGTCTGTCTCGTGGGTCGCCGGTCATCGGTATGCTCCGCAGAGTGTCAGCATTGTAGCGACCAAGGACGGTCAGATTCAGGAAGCTGAGATCATAATGGAGTACCTGGTGCCGGGTTGATTTCAGTGTTGATGGACGGATACACTGAGTAAAGGATATGACGCAATTGGCCGCCGAAATTCCGATGCAGAAATGTAGTGGCAAGTGCGGTCGCTTTCTACCATTATCACCGGACTTCTTCTACCATAACAAGCGGTATAAGACCGGTTTCGTACCGGATTGTAAAGACTGCAGGAAGGATTACGTCGCGAGTAGGTCGGTGCAAATCGGGCAGTACAAGAAGTCGTACAACATCAGGGTACGAGGGCGAATTAGGGCGAACGATTTGGTGCGTCGGTATGGTATCACTAGGAAGCAGTACGACGAGATGCTGCGGATACAGGGTGGTGTCTGTGCCATCTGTGGGAAACCGGAGACAAGAATTGATGGTAGGACCGGTACCACGTTTGAGCTGTCGGTCGATCACGACCATAGGGCCGGTCTGGTTCGCGGTTTGCTATGTCACAAGTGTAATCTTGGGTTTGGCATTGTCGAGGATCTTCTTGAATCGGTCGTTAAATATGCGAAGGAGAACGGCTTATGTCAAGAATGATCCCAAGAGAAACCATCGACGCGTTGCGACATCAGGTAAATGTTTCCCTTGAAAACTATGGAATCTCGTGCGTGCTTTACATTCCAACGAATGCGTCATACTCCACATCAGAAAGGAAGGACGTATTCGCCGTACCAGGTGATCTTTCCTATTCGTTGTACGACGCCTCTGTGTTCATCGAGTGGGGTGTCAGTGTCTATCGGTTGAAGCAGCTTGGTCTGTACACCGAGGATATGCTGCCAATCGTTGCATGGTTTCCGAACGTCGCGACGGCAAGAGAAGGTTCAGAAATCGGCACGGAGGTTGCCATTGATGTAATCCGTCGTAGCTACTTCACGGTCAGCCCCGAGTTCATTCCGAACGACTACGTTGGTAGTGAGGCGTTCGAGGTCGTGAACCCGGCTGTGAAGGGCATGCACGACGCGATTCTGGTACAGGGTTGGTCAATCGTTCCGAGGAGAGTCAAGAAAACATGAGAGTAACGAGAATTGAGAACACGTCGGATCACGATGTTACCATTGAGCACGCCGACGGTACGCAACGGGTGTTGAAGCCCGGCCACAAGGCCATGAATCTCAGCGAGGTCCGCAACATCGAAGAACTGCGGCGTGAGATCACCGTCATTCAGGATCTTTCGGAGATCACCGGTGGCTGATATCAACTTTCGTAAGGCCGGTATTCATCTGGTGGCCAACAGGATGGCTGATGATTATAAGGCCCAGAGGGGCGTCGAGATCGAGGGCTTCGTTCAGGAGTGGATGGAGCATCACATGGAGGATCTGACGCAGGAATACAAGGATGACGTGTTCGAGACGTTCATGATGTTGATTCAGCCATGAGCACAAGCGTCACGAAGTACGTTGATGATACACTGAAGGTGTTGCTGTTCACCCGATTTGGTGACCTGCTTGGCATGAACGATGGCGACGATGACCAAGCCACGAAGATCGATCGCAGCGTCATTCAATCCCCGCGGGAGACGGCGCTCCGTAAGATCGCCGAGAAACGCGGTGAGGACTTCCTTGAGTTCATCAGCTTCTGGCGTGTCGCGACAAACCCGGCCTGGGACCGTCAAAGGACGCCACTGGCCCGCCGCGGTGTCTGGCTTACGAATACCGACGCCGGTCGGTTGCACGCAATCAACGTCAAGGCACAGCCGATTGATACCGTGTACAACGCGTGGTTCTGGAGCAAGGACCTCGACAAAATCTACCAGTGCGTTGAGCGGTACATCTTTTGGCAGCAGGACTACCCGAAGATCGACCTGACCTACACGTTCGACGATACCCGGTCGTTCAGTTACTCGCCGGAGCTTCACTTCGGCCAGATCGAGGATGAGTCTACCACCCCGCAGGAGTTCGATCAGGGTGTGATGCACGTTTGGCGGATGCCGATCAAGCTCGATGCGTGGGTGCTCGACGGTTACCAGGTCAGGACGATCACGAAGATCCGACTGACGTTCTACGACAAGGATTCGGTTACCAATTACTCCGAGATCATTGTACCCGATTCTGACCAGGACACGGCGCTTGCCGCACAGTTGCTGCTGTCGACCGGTAACCTGTACGCCATCGATTCACTCGATCTTGTGACCAACAGCCTCGTGGTGCCAAACGATAGGCACTCCGACTTCTCGGTCGGTGATCGGGTTCGGATCCAGGGCTCTACTAACAACGATGAATCCTACGTGGTGAACTCCGTCGCGTTGGTTGGTGGTAAGACCGTCCTTGGTCTTACCGGTGCTCTCAGCAGCAATACGGCGGACGGGTCTCTGTACAAGGTGAGTTGACATGAACGAACTGCTTGGTAAGCTTCTGCACGTCAATGAGGATGCGGCCGGCGTCAACGCTCTATATAGAGTTTACCACGACGTTGAGCGGGACATCGATCCAAGTCCTGAGGACGTGTTCACGGCCCTGCACATGATGCAGGAGTATTACGTCGACTACCTCCACTGGTACGATAAGGGGCCCGTTAAGACCCGCCGTGAAGATAAGATGATCATCGAGGACTACAGGAAGAGGCTTCGTGAGGTTACGGCCGCGATGGGCGGTCGCGACCTAGGTGGTATGCTTGTGGCGCTCGATACGGCAATTAACCAATGGCATCGTGATTACCCGGTCATCGCTCATCTCAATATGGACCAGGAGGACGAGGAGCTGGAATCAGTGGTCGATAAGGTAGCCGAGATCCTGATAAAGCTCGGCCGGTTGTCCAAGAGCAGTCCCTATCAGGAAGGTGGGAGGCGTCATTCACGATAATGTGGGTGCCGACTCGTTTTATGGTAGGTGAAACGTTCGCGTCTTGATATAGGAGATGGGTATGTCGATCTACCTGAGCCCGGGTGTTTACTCCAGCGAAAAGGACCTCAGCGATATTGTCACGAGAGTTGCCACCGCGTCGGCTGCTCTCGTTCTCTATTCCGCTAAGGGAAGCGTGGATGAAATCAAGCTGATGACGAACGATCAACAGTTCGTCGATGAATACGGTGAGCCAGATCCGGCATCCGGCCACTACGGTCACTACTCGGCGTTGGCCTTCCTTGGCAAGGGCAATACGCTCTACTGCCTGCGGGTCGCCAACAATGCCCTGTATGGTGGCGTCAACATTCAGAAGAGTACGTCGGTGGGGGTCAACGCCGCGTTCTCGACCGGTAAGTCCAGCAAGACGTTCGCCGCGGATTCCGGTATGACGAATGAGACGGTCATGCAGATCGTGGGCGTCAACCCCGGTGTGTGGAACAACAAGGTGGGTATCACTATCACCGAGGTGAAGGGCGGCGATGATCCGATCGTTACCGATCAGTACACGTTCAAGATCAACGTCTTCACCCAGGACGCAGATGGTAACTGGTCCCAGGTCGAGACCTGGAAGGTCTCCCGCAAGACCAAGTACGATGGCTTCGGCAAGCAGTTGCACCTGACGGACAAGATCAACGGCGTCAGCAAGTACATTCACGTGCTCGACAGCGCCCTTGCCGACACCGTTCTGCCGACCGCTCAGGCCGATCGCCTGACGTTCGCCTCCGGTTCCGATGGTAGTGCGGTTTCGTCCGCCCAGTTGATCGCCGGTTGGGATGAGTTCATCAACCCCGATCGGATCGATGTCCGCATTCTGATCAACGGTGGTGAGACGGCGCTCGCCGTCCAGACCGAAATGAAGGTCGTCGCCGAGGCACGCCTTGATTGCGTGGCAATCATCGACATCCCGTGGGCCTCGCTCGCATCGACTACCGCCATGACGGCCTTCCGTGATACGCTGTTCGATTCGAGCTACTGTGCGTTATACGCCGGGTGGTCCCAGATTTACGACAAGTACAACGATAAGGTGATGGACGTCCCGAGTTCGGGCTACGTCGCTGCTCAGTACGCCTACAACGATTACGCCGGTAAGGCATGGACCGCCCCCGCTGGTGACAATCGCGGTGTGCTCGACATTCTGAGCGTGACCGGTCCGACCGGAAAGATCGTGTTCACCGAGGGTGAGCGTGATACCCTCTATCAGAAGCAGATCAATCCGCTGCAGATTTTCAGCGGTGCTTCTCCCCGTCTGTGGGGTCAGAAGACGATGCAGAAGAAGGGGTCGGCCACCGACCGCATCAACGTCCGGCGTCTGCTCATTGTCATCGAAAAGGCAATGGCGATTTCGCTGCGTCAATTCGTGTTCGAGCCGAACGATGAGATCACGCGGTTCCGAATCGAGGCCATGTTGAACGCCTATCTTGGCGACCTGTCCGCCCAGGGTGCCTTCCAGACCGAGGGGGAGGACCAGGGATTCCACGTGGTCTGCGACGAGACGAACAACACCAGCACGGTGATCGACAACAACGAGCTCCGAGTGGACGTTTTCGTGAAGCCGTCCCGTGCGGCCGAGTACATCAGACTGCAGACGATTGTGACCTCGACCGGCGCTTCGTTCGAGGAACTGATCGCACGCGGTGTCAGCTACTAATAGGAGAAGACCATGAGTAAGATGGGTGCTGATAACCTTGGTGCCAACCTCACGAATCTGGCCCGGAAATACCTGTGGGAGGTCATGTTCTCGAATCCCATTGGTGGCGGAGACGCGGATGCATTGATGCTCCGTGCACAGTCGACCGCGGTCCCGGGTTCCTCGTTCGGGTCGATTTTGGTGCCGTTCAAGCAGACGCCCGGTGTGAAGTTCCCGGGCAAGCTGAGCATGCCCCACACGTGGACCACGACCTTTGTCGAGGGCACCGATGGCAAGGTGTTCGACGCGGTATACAACTGGAAGCAGTTGATCGTCCACGACCGTCTCGGCATTGGTGGTCCCGACCAGGTGATCAAGGCGGACGTCTATCTGAGCCTGCTCGATCAACAGGGTGCCGCGACGAGACGAATCAAGCTCGTCGGCGCTTATCCTGAGTTGATGGACGACACGCCGCTCAGCTATGACGAAGAGGCGGCCATCATGTGGACCGTGACGTTCAGTTATGACCGGTGGGAAAACGCGTAACAGATGCAACTCCTCAAGTTCGACATCCCCGGCGTTCTCGGCACTCTGACCACACGAACGTGGTCAATGCAGAGATCGTATAACTGGCAGTTGATGATGCCGTTTACCGTTCACGGCGTCATTGGGATCTTCGTGTCACAGTATTGTCAGGACGTGAAGTTCGGGGATTACAGCATCAACGAGTTGACATCGGTACGATACGGTGCGTTCCAGCGTTTCTACGCCGGGGTCGACCAGATCGACACCATCGATCTCCAATTCGTGATGCCGACCGACAACAGCGTATACGATTTCTTCCGGTACTGGAAGGATCTCGTACGCGACAAGAACGGTTATTACGGCGTGAAACGCGAATATGCTAAGAACATCTACATCATGACATACGACAGGACCGGTATTCAGTCCGGTCAATATCTGTGTCATGGTTGCTTTCCGAAGACGTGTCCCCCGCAGGAGTTTTCCTACGGCAAGGACGACGTTCACCGTTGGGGTCTCGATCTGAGCGTCGATTACATTGAGCCGTTCAGCCTGATCGGAAGTGTGGAGCAGGCTGTGGTTGGTGCAATTGGTAAGATTCCAGGCGTGACAGCACTCGGTAAGTCGGTGCGTGGTATGCTTGGTGGATAAACGAAATGAGGAATGGTTATTTTCGAAAGGGTAAATCAGATGAATGATGAGAAGAATGTCGGTCTTGAGCACCTGGCGTCCCAGATTTCGCAATATCTCGGCCACGACTCGTGGGAAGACCTATGGTCGGAGCGGCGGTACGATGAATTGATTGATGCATTACTCGAAACAATGTCGCAGGATATCCTACCACATGGAGTTAGTAGGGATGAAGGCAATCGGACCTTGAATGGCCTCCTATCAATCTTTAAGAAGGAGTCCGTCGAGCCGGAATCCAAACTGCTGCTCGCTGGTCAAAGGGACGTGAAGAGGCTGGTGATCTTGATGAAACGGATGATCCGTGGTTTCAATGCCGGTGATTATGACGAGTCCGGCAACGAGTCAAAGGTCAACAAACCCGGTTTGACCACTGAGCTATTGGAAAAGTATAATGGTAGACGAGCTTGAGAACTTTCACGTTATCACGCTGCCGAGCCGTTGCCTACCGTACGATGTCAATCCGGCGGAAGTTATGGCACGTGCTTACCTTGGCAAGGATGAGATTTATCTTGCCGAGATCACGCCGGACAACCTCGATTCGAAGTTTCTGCCGGTTATGAAGGGTGCCATCAGGGGCCTCGATCCGGAGCAGATGACGCTCGGTGACCGTGAATACTTCATCCTGTGGGAATACATCAGGTCGTACTCGAAGATGCTCGGTCTTGAACTGGTATGCCTGAACTGCGGCAAGGAAATCGAGGTCCAGTTCGACCTGAGCGAGCTCGATGTGATTCAGCTTCCGGAGGACTTCAAGCAGCCGTATCATGTAAAGCTGCCCAGCGGCACCGATGTCGATTTGCGTTTGCTGACGGTTGCCGACGAGATCGCAGCCGCCGAGTTCGCCCAGAAGAGCAGCGAGGTGCTGATCTACCGTTGTGCACGGTCGGTGGTCGAGGAGGCCGGGATCGTCGAGAAGATGGAGCAGCTTAAGCGGTTGCCCGCGGCTGATGTTGCGACGATCCGTGCTTTTCATGAGAACTTCTATCACGGACCGGATATGAACGCCAGGTTCGCCTGCCCGAAGTGCGGGAAGGAGGACGAGATCGAGGTTCCCTTTCGATTTGACTTCCTTTTCCCGCGTGGTTCGGCCCTTACAAGAGCTTTTGGAACGCGAGTTCGACCTTAAGTTTCATGGCCACTTCTCGATTGACGAGATCCGAGCCATGGACGTGCGAAAGATCGACTGGTTCCATGGGAGACTCAGCAAGCAACTGACGGACATCGAGAATGCGACCAAGAACGAATAGAGACATCTTCGGCAGGTTCAGCAGCGGCGAGTTCGATATCGACCGCAGCAACATGCAGATCCTACAGATGATTCACGCGAAATACAGCAGGGAGTACCTGCCGTTCTTCGCAATGTTGTCTACCATGTACGGTAGCAGCAAGCGTGGTAAGGAGATCAGAGAGGAAGTCATCTGGATCAATCAAGTCCGCGGGATCATCGAGGCGGCCATCTTTGGCGGCAAGGTCAGTGGTGACCAGGCCACCGAACTGTACGATCTATTCGATAAGATCGAGGACCGCAAGCAGGTATTCATCGACGAGGTCAAGCAGAACCAGTCCCTACAGCAAAAGATGGATAAGGTCCAGCAGACCGTCGGCATCTCGACGGGTGATCTGAACATCACGAAGGACATGTTGAAGGCCGGCGTCAAGCAGGCCAAGAAGCGGGATATCGGTGGTGATTTCCGGCATAAGCATCCGGAGTCGAGCCATCGATTGAGACGAATCGGTGAGGGCATCAAGGTCGCCGCTCTCGGGCCGTTCTCACCGGTGTTTGACCTGGTGTCGGACCTTAGCAAGATGCTCGCGTCTCGATTGGGTCGTGGTGAAAATCGTCGTGAGTCGAGGTTGATGACCAGTCTCGGTCTTCATACAATGACCGGTTCTGGTTTCCAGAGTCCGACGCCAACGATGACCCCCGGAGCAAACATCACGCCGATGTCCATGCCGCCGACGCCGCCGCTCGCAATGGATCCACTGTTTCAGTTCTTCAACAACAAGGCGTATAAGGCCAAGTGGACGAGGGAGCTTCTTGACCGCATGAAGAAGGCCGGACAGGCCAGCATTGACAACGGTTCGTTGCTTCGAATTGGTGGCGGCATCCTCAAGTACACCGCTCTGATTGCCGGTGCCGTCATTTCGATTAAGCAGTTCGTGAATCTGTTTGGTGCCGCGAGGGAGGCCAAGGAGGCCGGTCGAAAGGCGGTAATCGCTGGCACTGACCTTGGTAAGGTGATCGCTCAGAGGGACGCCGAGGTTCAGAGCATCGGCCTTGACGCCGCGGCTGCAAAGTACAAGAAGACGCCGCAGCAGGTCATCAAGGAGTCTGCGGAACGCGAACACATTCGTCAGAAGACGATTGACTCCGGTATCAAGGCCCAGGAGTCCACGATTGCCAGAATCGGCCGTTTGACGCCGATCGGTGCTGCGGCTAAGGCGGTCGCCAATAAGGTGTACGGCAACAAGCCGAAGGTACAGTCGGTCGAGGAGCTCCAGAAGCAGTACGAGCGGAAGTTTACTGTCACACCGCCGAAGATCGACACCAAGCAACTCGACGAGATAGTGAAGGGCGCTATCAGGAAGATGGAGGAGACCTCGAAGTCCGTGGATAAGCTGACAGAGAGAATCGGCAATCAGAACGATGCAAAACCTGTCAGTGTCGGCAACCCGTTTGATTCGGCGGACCCATTGGTCACGCAACTGTCATCCGGTAAGCTGACGATCGGAGGTAAGTGATGTCGCTGGTTCCGAAGAGCGTAACCGATGTTGGTCAGAAGGAGCCGGTTCACCAGACCACATTCGTGCGGTCGCAGATGACCACCGAGAAGAATAGTGGTGGTCAGTGGAATCTGGTTGGCTACGTGATGCCGGACGGCAGGCCGATTCCCCAGGAATACCTAATTACGGTGACGAGCATTCGAAATCGGTGCTCGATCGTTTCTCCAATGCAAGAACCGATCCGTATGGAGGTCGAGTCCCGTTGGGATCCGTTCATTCCGTCGTCGATTCTGAATGAGGGCAACATTATTGCCCAGGCTATGACCCGAGGTAAAACGTCGTTGATTACGCGTGCATCTAGCCGTCGTATCTGGCAAGGCTCGTCACCAATCCGACTGAACCTCAAGATGAAGTTCCAGGCCATCAACAATGCTGTGAGAGAGGTCGTCGAACCGGTGCGTCTGTTGCAAGCGATTGCTCTGCCGAGCGAGCCGAAGAACAACGGCAAGGGTGCGGATGTTGGCCATTTGTTGGACGCGGCCAAGGACCTGTTCAGCTTCGACATCTCCGGTGCCGCGGCAAACGCGAACAAGTTCCTGAGTACGGTGCCACTGGTCTCCCCGCCCGGGCCGACGCCGTTTACGGTTGACGGTATCCTCGACCTTGGCGAGGCGAGCACTAATCAGAGAACGAAGGAAAACGAGATCAGAGAGGGTCTGCAGGGTGGTGATGTTATTATTATTGAGATCGGTCGCTTCTTGACCTTTTACAACGTGATTGTCAGTAGAGTCTCCGAGGAGATCCCGGTCATGATGACTAGGGAGGGTGATCCGGTAAGTGCGGTGGTCGATATTCAGTTCGAGACGTATGAAATGATCACTACCGAGGAGCTAGCAAGGATGTACACCAAGAACATAATGGCGGGTAGGGTATGAACCGGACCGACTTCTTCGAGAAGGTGACGGTTGATGGTGTCGAGGAGCGGGATTTCTTGCGAAATCCGCTATCGACGTTCCCCATGAACTACAAGCCGTTGTACTATCGGGTGACAGCGGCCGATTTCATGAGACCGTGGCTTATCAGTTACAAGTGCTACGGTGTCGTTGATTTCTGGTGGTTACTGATGTTCCTCAACGACATCGAGAATCCGTTCACCAACCTGGAGGAGGGTATGCTCCTCATGGTGCCCAATCGGATCGATATCTACGACTTCGCTAAGAAGTATAGGATCGTGTAATGCTCGTCATCGGCAACTATGCTCTTGGTCTCAAATTCGGTGACATCGAAATGCCGGTCTCACCGCAGATGATACAGAGTATATCAGTGACCCTTGACATAGACCGTCTGTTACCGACGTTCAAGATCGCGATGAAGGATGCGACCGGCATTCTTGGCGAGATTGCACCGTACGACAAGACGCTGAACGTGGTTGAGCTACAGTTCGCCAGAAGTGACAACCCGAAGAAGTTCAACACGTTCAAGATGGCTGTCAAGAGACGCAAGCCGGACGCCGACCGCGGCATCGTGATCGAGGGCGTGCTCGATGTGCCGAACATGCTGACCACCGTCTATCAGCGAGCCCTGACCGGCAGCATCAGGACGAGCCTTGAGACCATAGCCAATGATGATCTGCAGATCACGAACACGGACATTGCCGCATCTCTCGATTATCGAAAGACGATCCTACAACCGAGATGGACCGATGCGAAGCTGTTGAACTGGATGGCCGACAATCTGATCGGCCGCGACGACGAGACCGGGTATCATTGTTTCGTGAAGAACGTCGATGGAAACCAGACACTGGTGGTCAAGAGTCTTGATGAGTTGCTGTCCGGTGCCGTGCAGTACGGGTTTGTGGTGTCACCGAAGCCGTACAAGGATCTCTATCCGGTCGTTGATTACCGGGTCTTCGACAATTCGCAACTGCTTGTCGATCTTGGTGCCAAGACTCAGGATTACGGCTACTTCAACTACGCAACCGGTGCTTTTGTCACGCCGAGCTTCAGTGCGGCGGACTGCCCGGCGCTCGGCGAGCGTACGCTGATCGACGACGACAACACCAACAACAGCGTGTTTATGACGGGTCTCGGCCGGAGTAACGATTTCACGTCGGACTTCGCCGGTAGGATCTCTTCGAGCTATCACAAGCGGGTGAACAACTTCGTCAACATCTGGATCAGTACGTGGGGGCTGGAAAGTGTGAGTCCCGGCGACGTGGTCCGTCTGCTGTTCGGTGAGGCCCTGGCTCGCGGTCAACTGTTCCTCTATCACCTGTCTGGGTATTGGATGGTATCAAGGGTCGTGCATCTGCTCGGTCCGAGCTACATGACGAACATCCTACTGACCAGAAACGGCATCGACACCGACTTCGAAACTACTTTGATGAGAGCAGAGAACCTGAAACGAAGATGAACGTGGACCTACAGAAAGAGGACTTCAACTACGGTGGCATTTATCGGGCGACGGTTCTGGATAATAACGATCCGTCAAAGCTCGGTAGGGTGAAGGTTAACGTGTTTGGGGTCTTTGAATCGATTGCCGCCGCGGACTTGCCGTGGGCGGTGCCGATGCAACCGATTGGCCCCGGTGCCGGTAACGGGTTCGGGGTATTCTCGGTGCCAGAGGTTGGTTCGAATGTCTTCGTGATGTTCGAGGGCGGTGATGTTTACCAGCCAATTGTTATTGGGTCAGCGCCGGATGAAGTTCATGGCCTGCCGTCGGATAGGATCACCAACTATCCGAACAGACTAGTTGTGAAGACTAAGTCCGGGATAGTCGTGTACCTTGATAACACCGATCGAAAGATAAGGATCACCCACCCAACTGGCAAGTACGCTGAGATGGATTCGGGTGGAAATGTGACGATATCGGCTGACGAGGTCACCGCGACTGGTGATCTTACGGCAAATGGCGACATAAAGGCTGATGGGAAGGTCCAGTCGACCGATCCGTTCAGTATTGGTGGGGTGCCGGGTGTTAGCGGTTCGTTCACGACCAAGGATGACAAGAATGTCGTCGTTCAGGGTGGGTTGATCATTCAGATTTTGTAGGTGCAGGATGGTGAATGAGAATCTGATAAACATCGGCCTGAACGATGTTAATCCTGGAATCGTTACCGGTGCGTCGGTGTCCCACGGCCTCGTCACGTCCGTCTCCAAGAATAATACGGTGGCACTCACCCCAATAGGCGGCATCGCGGTGGCCCTGATCAATAAGAGTGGCTCCCCGAGCGTGAAGGGTTCGGTCGTAAGTCCCAGCACGGAGGTTGATGGTGCCTTCATCCTTCAATCAAACGAGTTTGATGCCATTGGTGTTGTGTACGAGGGTGGGGTTGCGGATGGTGGTCTGTGTTTCGTGGTTGTGGCCGGAGTGGCGGAGGTCCTTTTGAAGGACGAGACCGCCGGGGTTCGTGGTTACTGGGTCAAGGCTGCCGATACAGACGGACGTGCTCAGGCGACTACCGCACCGGATGGTGTCGGTGCACTGGTTGTCTCGGAGCACTTCCGTGAAATCGGTCACTGTCTTGAGTCGGTGGATGCCGGAACGAATGTCCTTGCCATGGTCATTCTTCATTTCAATTGATGGTACGTCATTGGCCACATCGACCATCGTTGGTTCTTTTTATGGACGGGAGGAGAAAGCCTTAGCTGCTTTGTAATATATGGCCACATCGGTTGGTGAAGTCTGGTCGGATCTTGACGGTAGACTTGAACGGGACGATCTCGGTCAGGTTCGTAAGGCCGTAAATGTAGATTCGGTGATGACATCGATTGATAACATACTTCGCACATCGCCGGGTGAAAGGGTGATGCTGCCGCAGTTCGGTTGTTCGCTGCGGGCGATGTTGTTCGAGAATATGAACTCGGCCCTTTTAACCCACTTGTCCCGTCAGATTAAGAGCTCTATCGAGCTGTGGGACGACCGCGTAGAAATTGTGGAGGTCTCCCTTCTACAGGAGCCGGACCTGAATACGGTGTCGGTTGTAGTTCTGTTTGCCATTGCTGGCCAGCCAAAGATATATAAGTACGTGGCCCATATCAGGGGTGAGATCACATGAGCACGCCGGTTCTGAATTATGCCAACTATGACTTCAACGACCTGGTCCGGCAGTTTCAGGACCGCATCAAGCTATCGGATTCGTGGAAGGATACCTACAGATCGGGAACCGGTGAGACGCTGATTGAGCTTATCGCGTACGCGTTGAACATGGGCTTGTACTATACCGAGCGCCGGGCCACGGAATCGTTCCTGCCCACCGCCAGGCTGCTGTCGAGCGTAAAGAACATAGTTGCGGTTCTGAATTACCAGCCGAAGAGGAAGTCCTCAGCGGTAGGAAGTCTCACTTTCAGCATTGGCGGTGTAAATGATAAGATAGTATTCATTCCAAAGTATACCGAGTGTCAATCTACGAGTGGTATCAAGTACATCACGAATGAGGAAGCGACCATAGAAAAGGGCCAAACTTCCGTGGTTGTTAGTTCGATACAGGGCCATCTGGTTCGGATGGAGGTGTCCGCCAATGGTGCTATCAATCAGGAGTACACAATAAACTCCACCAAGGTAGAGAATAGCGCTGATTCCACCAACCCCACATTGAGGGTGCTGATAGACTCTGTTGAATGGACTAAGGTGGATTCGTTCATTTACAGTACATCCACCTCCCCCGAATACACGGTAAGAAATAATCCCGACGGCACCGTTACGATTAAATTCGGGGATGGTGTTAATGGGTCTGTTCCCATAAACGGTGCGTTCATAAGCATCAGTTATGTTGAATCGGATGGTCTTAGTGGGAATGTTGCCAACGCCGGTCAAGTGACCACGGTCAATGATGTCGTGTATGACGAGGATGCAGAGGCAATAACGGTTACGGTAACGAATTCTGGGTCGTTTCTTGGTGGCGATGACGAAGAGGGGATAGAAGAGATCAGATACGAAGCGCCAAGAGTTTTCCGAACCGGTCAGAGGGCTGTGACAAGGGATGATTTCATAACGATCCTTGATAACTATCCTGGGGTCGCAAACGCTAACGTCTGGGGAGAAACGGAGGAAGCGGCACTCCTTGGTGTCAGTTCGCTGGTCTCCATGAGGGGCATTGTTAGAATATGTGTGGTCCTGCAGGAATGGCTAGAACCCGACGATTCGTTTAAGAATACCCTGTCGGAATACCTGTATCATAACTATGCTGAGATGACCGTCAGATACGAATTCATAGACCCAGATGTTGTATACGTGATCCCGGTCGTATCGATGAAGGTTCAAAACGGTCATTCGCTGTCAAACACCAGGACTCTGGTGGAATCCGCCGTGTCCGATCAGTTCACTCTTGGATCGACCACTAAGTTGGGTGAGATAGTTAAGTACAGTGACATCCTTGGGGCCATAACGGCCGTTGATGGTGTCTCATACGCGAACATGACCCTTGAAATCAGGAATGAGTTGAGTTCCACTTATGACTCCTTCTACGATTACGGTGCCGCTTTGGGGGTCGTGGATATTAAGCCGGAATCGGTACGACTATTCATTGATGGGGTGTATGTAACGTCCGATTCCGACAACGGCGATGGAACAGGCAGTTTCACAAGCGCTGGCGTGTACACTATCTCCGGATCCATTGATTATTCGACCGGGGTCCTATTGGTTGATATTTCCCCATCCCCCACCTCAGATGCGGTGGTTAGATATCAACAGGATGACGATGGAAATATAACAACTACCATGAGGCAGGTTGCCAGGCTTTATGACGTTGATTTCACGTCGGTTTCAATAGAATAGGGGACCAAAATGAGATTGAGTTGGAGTTGTAATTGGGGTTTCAGACACGTTAGGAATGGTGTGGTTATATGGCAGGAGAGAGTTAACAACTTTCTGGTCACCGAGGGAAACAGGGCGATTACTGACGTGTTCATGCGGGCTAACGATGCCCAATACTTCCCGTTTACCAACTTTTACATCGGTCTGTATCGTGGGTCGATTTCGAAGGCGACGGCCTTGTCTACGATTCCAGGAGAACCGTCTGGTAATGGGTATTTGAGAATGGTAATAGAACGGTCAAATATCGGGTTCCCGACCATGGAGGTAGACGACGACGGGGATTGGCGGGCGGTATCAAAGGAAATAACCATAACCGCATCAGGCGGTTCAATCGGCCCGGTTGATGGTGGATTTCTCGGCACGTCCAGTGATAATACCGGTGTCCTGATCGGTGTTGTGGCAACGAGTGTACAGCGGACGATCATAAACGGTGATTCGATGATTGTTCAGTTGAAGGCAAAGGTGAAGTGATGGCTGGCCTGTCCAATTATTGGCGAAATAAGGTTCTCAGTCATGGATTCGGGAAAGAGGTGTACGCTGCACCGTCCCTCTATTGGGTGGCCCTGTCACTTACCGATCCACTTGGAACCGGTCTTGGCATAACTGAACCATCAGGCGGTGGTTATGGTAGGATTGGTACCGCTTCTTCGGATTGGAACGATGTTTCGTCGTTCGAGATTCACAATTCGGCTATGATCAGGTTCCCAAGGGCCCTTTCCAATTGGGGCGAAATACTGTATTTCGCAATATTCGATGACGAAACTGCTGGCAACATGTTGGCATACGGCGTGGTAGCACCGTTCACAGTTTCGATATACGACGTAGTTCAGTTTGATCCCAATGACCTGGTTGTATCCTTGTAGGCCGTAGACAATGGAGAATTTTACTACTTATACGGAGAGTGATGTAGGCGGTAGGATAGCCGTGGCGGCTAGTGCTATTACCATTAATGAGATGGCTGGTAGCACCGATGCGGTGGTTTATTATGATTTCGGTGTTAATTATTTCTCAGGCGACCTTGTTCACGAGGTCCAATTCACTACTCCACCGTTGGCCGAGGCTGATATCAGTAGTTTTCTGTACTTTTGGATGATGACGAACACGACTTCGAAGAGGCCATCATTGATTGAATCATCCGGTGAGAACTATCAGGCGTGCTTTTTCAACAGATCCGCCGGTGGCCTTCCGTTGATCTTTCTAAGGTTGGTGGAAGCCGGTTCGGTTGTTAACCAGGACTTCTCCGTTACGCTGGCTTGGTCAACCAAGTATTACTTGACCATTATTCGGGATGATGATGGTGGCGTCAATGGGACCGGTAGATACACTGTGTACATTGCAACCGGGAATTATTATGCATCCGGCGGTACTTTGATTGATACCTTAACCAGGGACTGTGGTGTTGGTTATCAGTTGGATTTTAGGTACCTATTCGCGACCTCCAATCGTGGTACTGGTACCGCCACAGTTGATGGTCTGGTAGAGAACCTGAATACACACGATAGGCTCTACCTCAGGGGCGGAATGCCGGAATGGAGTGAACTTAGTCCATGTCCGGAGGCAAAGAATCAGTTTGGCTTTGAGAGTTGTGGCGGACTGTTGTACGCGGTCTGTGGTCTCACTACCGGGTCGGTTCATTCAAAAACCACGTACGCGTACGACCCCGATTCCGATTCCTGGGAATCCGTGGCGGACGCACCACACGAGGTTCAGAGCCCGGTGGTAAGATCGGTCAACGGGAAGTTGTATTTGATAGGTGGATACCGGAGTGACCTCGGCCTGAAATACGACAACTGCTACGAGTATGATCCGGATACCGATGTTTGGGCCGAGAAAACGCCAGCGCCGATTGCTTTCGAGGATGCGTACGCTGTGGTGATGGATGAAAAGATATACGTATTTGGTGGTCTAACGAATCCAGGACATAACCTGATACCATATATACAGGTGTATGATCCGTCCAATGATAGTTGGGCCCAGATTGATTGGCTGACACCAAGGGCGCTGGGTGATGGTTCTGTCACCATCAACAACAATGGTATGGCGTTGATAATAAGTGGAACTGATGACATGGGCGGGTATCCAGGGGACATAAGGGCAATAACAAGTGTCCTTAAGTATAGATCCGTCGATGATAATTGGTCTGCATTGTCGTCTGTACCGGTTGCGAGAACTTATCACGAGGCGGAGGAGGTTGATGGCGTGGTGTACACCCTTGGTGGGGTCAGGGTCGACCTGACGGATTTTCTGGATACGGAATTGCTGTACGACGTTGACCTTAATAAATGGTCAACCTCAAGACCATCGTTTCTCGTTGACGCGGGTGGTATAACCGGGGCCGGAATGGCGAAACAAAATAGTACCGTTTATTTCTGCGGTGGATACCACTATAATGGTACTAGTTTTGAGTTTCTAAGTGGTTTATATAGCTACTCAAGACCGGGGGCTGGTGACGGTAGTGGGACGCTTACCAAGTTCGTAGATTCGGTTTCACACTTCGTGACCAGACTGTTCAATATACCATCAGACCTTAGTCATGAGGCGTAACGATGGCAACCTGGTATAGCGACGATGGGCTTTACTCCGACGCCGAGGAAGTGGCTGTTCTTGATGGCCAGTTCGATATGGTGATTGATGAACGGTCCGTATCGAGGCCATTGACCGATGATGATTTGACCGGCGAGTTTGATATACTTATGTCGTTTCTCGGCGGTTGTGGTATCGACTTATTGCAGTGGATGCCGGAGAAGTTTAGGTCGTCCCAGATCCTGGTCGATTACCTTAGGGAGGTTGGCGTACAGTTTTGCAACTGGTTGACGCAGGTCAGTGACATAGTAAAGCTCCTTAACACCAGCACGACCAGTGACACTAAGTACCTCAGATATCTTGGTGCCATGATCGGTGTTGAGTTCCCCCCGGAGGACGATGTTACGGTCGATGAGATGAGGAAGAACATCTCGTTGGCTATAGATTGGTACAAGGTCAAGGGCACCTACAGGGCCGTCCAGATTATATCAATGATCCAGCGGTTCACGGTGAATATATACGATATGTGGTCGGACGACTACAGCAGCTTCGTGCTCGTTGATTGGTTCTCCGGCAATGAGGGTGAAAACCCTCCTGGTCTTGACGCGTCGTACTATAAGACGCCACACTTTGGCGTTGAGGTTCTGCTTAATCGGGTGTATACTGGTGGGTCCGGTGGCATTAGTGGTGGTTCACCGTTCCTTTGGGCCTCAGATTACCTCGATCAACTGTATAGAAAAGTGGAGGAGATGCGACCAGCCCATACTGTGCCGCACTATATACTTCTGCTAAATCCGAAGACCGATGAATTCGGTCATACAGTCGAGGTCGATGGCAATATTCTGTGCAGGGTAACGGGGGATTGGGAGTACAGCACTAAGTACCTCGATGAAACGACGAGTTATGAGATGTGGAATACCGATGATGGGGCGATTCTCGATGAGTCGGAGACCTCGTTCCTCCAATCGATTACCAAATGGACGATTGGAACCGGTGTTGGCGACATCACCGAGCCGAGTTGGGATGTCGTCAGCCCGGTGGTGAGTGGTGTAATCGACACCTCCGATATCACGATATCAGACGATATAATCACGTTCGAGTTCGTCGTCCCGAAGGCGGTTGTCCAGGCTGGGATCACGGAGGTCGGTCTCTACATCCCCGGTGCACCGGACGTACTGGTGGTCGGGTCAACCTTCCCGGCTATTGAGAAAGACGCACGCACGGAACTAAGGGTCGTGCTTGAAGTCCATAAAAAGGACCTTGGTTAGTTTTATGTTCGATAGGAGGTTTTGATGCCCACGAACATTGGTAACCAGACGGTATCGGTCTTCTTCCACTCGGTGGCCAACTCCGGCACCTGGAATAAGAGACAGTTGAACGTCCGTCAGGTCGGCATTTACACCGGTGGGTGGCTCACGGTGGTCAACGCGACGACCGCACGAATCTCGGCGCTCGTTTGCGAAATCACCGATGGTACGTACCAGGTGAGGATCTCGACCGGCGACACGGTCAACATAACGGTCAACAGTTCGACGCCGTACCTCGTCCTGAGATGGGCTTACGGTGGGACTACCGCCGACTACATGGAGCTGATGGCCGTCGCCAGCCCGAACGCCAACGATCTGATTCTCGGTAGGTGCACGTTCGCCGGTGGTGGGGCGCTGAACGGCTTCGACTACAGTGAACGATCGAATCCGAGCACGCACGATCAATACTTGAAGGTCGAGCCGACCGGTGATAACGAACTGCGGGTGAGAATCCGCGGTGGTTATTACCAAACGTCCGCGGCCTCCGTTCAGGTGCCGGATCAGAAGAGTGACGCTGTTACCCCGCCCCTTGCGAACAGTCAGGTCTACCTGGTCTACGTTGATACCGATGGCACGGTGCGAATCGACAGCACCGGCACGCCGGGCGTGAATCCGGTTGCTCCCGATTACGCCGGCAAGCTGGTTCTCGCTGAGATTACGCTTGCTGCCGGTGCGACAACGATCACTACGGACGACATTAAGGACGTGCGTCCCTTTGTCACCGGTCACGCCCCGAGCCCGGATGGCGTGACAATACTAACCGATGGGTCGGGCAACTTGAAGACCAGGGACCCGGTTTACAACATGGCCCGAACGATTGGTAGCCAGCTTGTCAATCTTTCAACATGGACGAAGGTCTCGGCACAGGGAACGGTCAAATATTCCGGTATCGGGCCGGTCGTCTCCGGTGTGTACACGTTGCCCGCCAGTAAGCTATACAAGCTCAGCTACTCGGTGGTTTTCGGGGCGCTGTCCAGCACTCCGATTTTTGAGGCCAGATGGAGAGTCCTAACCGGCGACATCACCTGGTGGTTCGCCGACGACGAGTATAATCAGTCGATGACGAAGGTGGAGGCCAAGGACGGGGATGCCCTCGTCACTCTGTCCGGGACCTTCCTGTTTCTACCGTCCGTTCAGAGTACGGTGCAACTGGAGGTCAAGACCAGGGACGCGGCCGGTCAGTACGGTCACGTTCTTTACGCTACAACCAACATCTGGGCTGAATAAGGTTTGATATGGGCTCGACAAATCACGGAACTCAGACGGTTTCGCACAAGTATTACGAAGAGGTCACCGCCAACAACCGCAACGTTCGGTTGAAGGACATCATTGCACGCGGGATCTACGACGGCGGTTACCTTGAGAGGACGGACGATACCGAGGTCAAGATGACCGCTGCCACCGTCGAGATCGGCGATGATAACGTGCAGGTGAGGGTCGAGACGTCGGCATACGCCTATATTCGAAACGATACGGTCGACTCCGGCGCTCTGTCGCCGGCAACACCGTACATCGCTCTTCGATGGGCTTACACCGCGACCCAGATTAACTATATGGAAATTCACATGCTGTCGTCGGTCTCCGCTGCCCAGGCCAACGATATCATCGTCGGCAGGGTCGTGTTCAGCGGTACGGTGATCACCGGGTTCGACTACAGCGAGCGGACTATCCTGCCGGTTGCGAGCCAGTGGTTCCGGCCAAGACAGGAGGGCAACGGTACAAACTTCATGTACGTGCTCGTTCGATCCGGCCGTGTTCACACCGGCAGCGGCTATACGAATATCCAGGAGTACAGCGTCGGACCGTTTGTGGCCCCTGTTGCCCCGTACTCCCGCATCGACCTGATTTACATTGACGACAGCGGCGTTCCGCAGGTTCTCCAGGGGACACCGGCTGTCACCCCAACCGCACCAAGTTATGGTGGTCGCCTGGTCATTGCCGAGGTCACCGTGATCAACGGCGATACCGGCATCCCGCAGTCGAGAATCCGAGACGTGCGAACGTTCGTCTCTCGCAACGTAATACCGGACAACCAGACGGTCCAGTTCAACGCGACGACCGGTAGGCTCGAAGCCAGAATACAGGGTCTGCTGCCGAAGTGGAACGTTGATGTATGTGACGCCAACAACTACACGACACCCGGCCAATTCGTCAGCCCCGTCGTGACGTTCAGCGTTCCGTCGTTCGGTTCCTTCGGCGGCACGTGGGCCTACTACGACAGCTATTGGCTCTACAACAACTCGGTCAGGCTTCGGATGACGGTCAACAGCGTCGGTTCCAACACCAAGAACCTGAAACTGTTCGCCGTCGATAACTGGGTATACGTCTACGTGGACAACGTCCTGGTCTTCCAGCGTACCAGCGTGTTCAACACGACCAACGCCCCGTTGAACATCGCTCTCAATCTGACCAACGGTCAGCACGTGATTGATGTGGTATTTGCCGACCAGGGTGGAGAGGCATACCTAAACATCCTTGGCGACATCGTTGATGGAACCAACGTGAAGTTCGTTTCGTAGCATGGGCATCCTCATAAATCACGCACATAGAAGCAAGATTGCCGGGGTCAACGGTCATTCGATCCCGGTCGCGACGGTTCACACCGAGAAGAACGTATCGGAGATCCTTCAATCGGGGTGCTGGTCGGGACAGAAAGTAATGATACTCGGCGGTGGGCCGAGTATGAAGGGAATGAGGTTCGATCAAATGCCGATCGGCCTCAAAATCGGCATCAACAAGGCGTTCCAGGATTATCCGGTCAACGTCAACTACGCAATGGACAAGCGATTCTTCGACGAGATAACCTATCCGCAGAAGGCGGATCCAAAGAATGCGGATCTTCGCCAGAAGTGGGCTGCATTCGCCGGGATCAGGGTGTTCCTGAGGGTGGACCCGCAGGACAAATTCGGCCCCAGTGTCTATCTCGTCGAGAACGTGACGCAGAAGGCTATCAGTTTCGATCTCACGGTCGGGATTTATGGTGGCAAGAACAGTGGTTTTGGTGCCCTGATGCTTGCCATAGCATTGGGTTGCACTAAGATAGGTCTGCTCGGCTACGACATGAAGGTTGACACTGAGCAGAAGAGGACACACTGGCACGAGGGTTATTGGCACCAGCAGCACCGAGACATCGACGAGGAGCTTAGGTCAATGCAGGTCAAGCTGGATGCCTTCCGGGAAGAGTTCGAAGAGTTCGCGGATTCAATACGACAACACGATATACAGGTATACAACCTCTATCGGGGCAGTGCTCTGAACTGTTTCCCGAAGGTAACCATGGATGAGTTTGCCAGGTTGTAGTACGAGGCAATGCAATGAGAGAGAAGGTCCTCGTGGTCGGCGGCGGCCCGTCGCTGTTCGGCTTCGATTTTAACAGGCTGCGTAATCACGACACGATTGTTGTGAATGACAGCGTGTTCTGCACGCCATCTCCTACCTACTTCATTACGATGGACTATACGTGGCTGTTCAAGCATCACATTCAGTACGGTAAGATTCAGGGCCAGAAGGACACGGCTTTCTTCAATCGCAACATGCGACGATTCTTCCTGGTCTCGTTCGGTGGTGACCGTCTTGGCATCATTGAGCATGGGGTCGAGGACAAGCTACACGGCGTCAAGTACGATCTGAGACCGTTCGATCGGGTGATCTACACCAGCGGTTACGGTGGCTTCGGTGGGACGTTTGACAACTTCCGATCGGGTAGCGATAGCGGTTATGCGGCGATTCAACTCGCTGCCGCGTTGGGCTACAAGCAAATCTGTCTGCTCGGTCTTGATTTCGCGGTCGAGGACGCGACATCAACCATCACAGGGATGCCGGGTGCAACGGTCCGTACGACCCACGGCATGTATAGGCCACTGACGACCGCGGTCAAGCTAGAAACGAGGACGCATTTTCACACCAAAGCGCCGAGGAGCAGGGGCAACGAACTCAAGGCAAAGCTCGACGAGTTCCTTACTCCGTATCCGGAAATGCTGGCCCAGGCACACGCCTCCGGGTTGACGATCCTCAGTTGCAGCAAGATCAGCAAACTCAATCGGTGGATACCATACGCCGAGATCGGCAAGGTGCTATGAAAGAGCTATCGATTGTCATGGCTTATCACAATCGAACCGAGCAGTTAGAGTTGGCGCTGCGAACGATTCGTCGTCAGTACACCGATGACATCGAGATCATTGTGGTGGACGACGCGAGTGACGAAGGCCGGACTGCCGATCTCGTCGCCCGCAAGTTCAGTTCCATGGACATAAAGGTCCTGACGATTTCCAAGGCTGACAAGACGTGGATCAACCCGTGCGTGCCCTACAACGTGGGCTTCCGGCACGCGACCGGTCGACTTGTTATGATTCAGAATCCGGAGTGTCTTCATATTGGCAACGTCATCGCGTGGGCCCGCGAGTACACGACGCCAAACCGGTACCTGACGTTCTCCTGTTACAGTTCGACCCGGGACGAGTTCAATAGCCTGCGAGCGATGCTTCATCAGGATTGGCCCAACGACCTGCTCGATGGATCTATCACCCGATGGCTTCATATGGAAACGACCACGAACGTCAGACCCGACAAGCCACCGGAGGTCTGGTTCAATCATCCGAAACTCCACCCAGTTCGTTATCACTTCTGCTCGTGCATCACTCACGAGAACCTCCTCGATCTGGGTGGTTTTGACGAAAGGTATGCGGATGGCTACTGTTGGGACGATAATGAGCTACTTCATCGGATCCTAAAGAAGGGTTTGGAAGGGATCATAGTTGGTCCGGAGCACGGGTTTGTCGTACATCAGTGGCACGAAAAGGGTCCGCTTCGCGGTGCGTGTCCTCAGTGGCACGCCAATAAATGGCTCTACGAAAACGTGACAATGAAATCACAGAACTATAAGGTTGGATGTCTATGAGACGAATCCCAAAGGTGGCGTTTTTCTACTGGGGAGCACCAATGTTGCCGTACGTGCGGTACATGTGCTTTAAGTCGTTCAAGCAGTTCAACCCCGATTGGAAGCTCGTCCTTTATACACCGGCCCAACTGACGACGACTCAGACGTGGACTACTTGTGAGAACAAGCAGGTCGTGAACACCGAGGACTATTCCGATCGGTTGAGGGATCTTGGTGTTGAGGTCTGCAAGTTTGATATGGAGGCACTCGGCTTTCCTAACACGTTACCGGAGGTCCTGAAATCGGACATCATTCGGCTGCACCTGCTTGCGACCGTTGGTGGGCTCTGGTCGGACAGTGACATCATCTACTTCCGGCCGCTTGTTAGCGTTCTGCCGCAGACCGATCACAACGCGTTCTTCTGCTTCCGTCGCGGTGGTCCAACCCAGGAGAACACACCGAAGAACGGGCCGCGGTACCACTCAATCGGCTTCATGATGGGAGCCCCGGGCAATGTGCACTTCACGCAGTTATTCTCCGGCGTCGGCAAGGTCCTGAACACGACGCAGTATCAGAGCGTGGGCTCGACCTACTACAAGACGCTGCTGAACGACGACAACATCGATCGGCTGCCGGACATCTTCAACATTCCGATGGAAACCGTTTACCCGTCAAGGGCGGTGCCGGGTATGCTGCTTGGCCCGCTGCAGCATTATATTGAACATCTTCGTCCCGGCGTCATCGGCTGGCACTGGTACTGTGGTCATCCGCTGGCTGGCGAGATGCAGAACAAGGTCACCGAGAGAACGCTTGACCCGAACCAAAACATCGTGACCTGGTTGATTGACCGGGTCAATAGGAACATACCGGTATGAGTATCACGGTAAAACAGAACTTTGACTGGTCCGCGACTGACAAGGAACTCGTCATCTTCATGCCGAATTACAACGGCAGGCATCTGACCGAGGCCAGTATTCAACGGATCCAGACGGCGGTTGAGCATAAACACTGGATGGTCCTGATTGGCAACGACAACGTTGAGGACGAATGGAACCACCTTCGTACACAGAACGTCGCGTCGATCACGCTGCTTCGCGATGACAAGCAGCCTCGCAACGGTGCGTTCATTCGTAATTACGTCATTAAGCGGTGTCAATCGCGGCTGTTTCTGCAGAAGGATGGCGAGGTCTGTATCGAGGGAGACTTTATTCATAACGCTCTTGATTACTGTCTCGGAATCATGGACGTCGGCTGGCGGCCCGGTTACGCCGTGGCGCTGAACGGCCTGCAGACAGAGAACTATCTGAACGGTCGGCTGGGTGTGCCACTGGAGCAGATCAGTCGAGAGATCGAGCCGGTGGTGCCGTGCATGGACGCAAAGATCGTCAAGGATTACCTGCTCCGCCGCAACGGACAGGTCAACTTCATTTCGTACTACCACTACGCGTACTGTGTCAAGACCGAGTGGCTGCGAATGATGAACGGTTACGACGAGAGTTACCGGTATTACGGTTGGGAGGACGTTGATATGTACCTCCGTCTGAGCGCTCTCGGCGTCGAGATTCAGCCGGACTATAACTGTTACGCTGTTCATCTGAATCACCCGAGCACCGTCAATCGGAGGATGCTCAATGTTATGTGCGATGTTTTCAGGTCAAAGAATCCAGATGTAGCCCGCCGCAACGACAGCGGTTGGGGTGAAGGAGAGTAACGAATGTCGCTGAACGTCCGAAAGAATATCGTGGACAACATCGGAAAGGTGCCTTACTTGTCAACGCTCGATACATTAGGTGTGCCGGCCCCGTTGAAGGATGGATTCGTGCACGCTCACGAGACGTTCCCCAATGGTGGTACGTGCCTTGAGTTCGGGGTCTGTTGGGGTCACTCGTGGATGTGGCAAGTGCTGCAGATCATGAATCGGTACCCGAACGACAAGCTGATCGGGTTCGATAGCTGGATGGGTCTGCCGAAGGAGACGACCGGTGTTTGGGCACCGGAGCGCCACAAGGAGGGTGCCTTTTCGTCGCCGAAGGCCAACGTTCTGGCCCGCATGGATGAGATCGGTGCCGTGATCGGCGAGCAGTTCAAGCTGGTCGATGGTTTCTTCGAGAAGAGCTTGACGAGCAATCTGCAGCAACTCATCAAGGACCTGATCTTCGTCAACATCGATGTGGATATCCACAGTTCGACGATGGAAGTGCTGCGGTTCATCCGGCCGCTGTTGCAGGTCGGCACGGTCATCTACTTCGACGACTGGCTCGACCCGATCGACGTTGGTAAGGGTGCACCGAAGTGGGGCGAGCATCTGGCTTGGGAAGAGTGGTCCAAGCAGAATCCGGCCGTGCAGGTCAAGCTGGTCGCTCTCAACGACGTGAATCAACGGGCCTTCGAGGTCACCGCGGTGTAAAATGGACGAGTGGCTAAGATTACAACAGGATCACCCGCACGTAGCGTTCAACTACAAGAACTTCAACGGCGGGATGAACACGGCTGATAGGGGCTTTCGTCATCTTTACCAGGGCGAGCCCCTGATTGGCATGCAGGAGAACTGGGACATCAACGTTCTCAGGCAGTATGGTACGGTGGTTACGTGGAACCCGAGTTTCTACGAGAACTATCGGGCTGTTCTGAACATGAAGCTCGTTCATGGTGTGCTCGGCTGCAATGCACCTGGAATCCTCGACGAGCCGGTGCCATGGGACAACAAGATTCATGGTGTCTGTATTCTCAACAACCTGTACGGTACCGGTAAGGTTGGTGACATCTACTGGCTCCGAAACGAGATCATGCAGAACATTGGTGGGACGCTTGCCCGACACGTGTGGTGTACTCGCAGATGGGGCGGTGAAATGTATCAGGGTGCGGTTGATTCTCCGTACCACCACAGCCATCCGAACCACCTGCGTAAGATCAGCGAGTACAAGTTCTGCGTGGTCCTGGAGTCCTCGTGGCATCAGTTTTGGTCCAGGGGCTTCGTGACCGAGCGGATTCTCAACTGTTTTCGTGCTGGTACCATCCCGATTTATATGGGTGCATACGACATTGAGCGGTACATACCGACCGACCTATTTATCGACTTTCGCATTTACTGGCCAGCACTCAAGGCAGGTCGAGACTATGATCGGTTGACGCGGGATCTTGAGAACTTCCCGAAGGATCGATACGAGGATATGGTTGGCCGTGCTCGCGAGTGGGTGAAGACCTGCAGAATCGGCAACATTCCCGACCTTGAGGACCTATTCAGGAGGCTCGGATGAGGCAGTTCATCTATACGCTGCGTGAGGGTCTGGCTGGTCACGCCATCTGCGGAGCAGAGATCGGCGTCGAACGCGGTGACAACGCCGCCGATATCTTGCACATGCTGGACATCGAATACTTGGCGCTTGTCGATATCTGGCGTCCGTTCGTGCAGGAGGGTAAGCCGGTCTGGGACGAGGCCATCTGTGAGGCCAACTATCAGTATGTGCTTGGCCGGTTCGATGATCCCGTGGAGGTCTTTCGCATGCCGTCGGTTCAGGCCGCCAGACAGGTCAGTGACGAGCTTGACTTCGTGTACATCGATGCGTGTCATCAGTACGAATCGGTGATCGAGGACATCAGAACGTGGCTGCCAAAGGTCCGTAAGGGTGGCCTGCTCGCCGGTCATGATTTCTGCGACGTGTGGCCAGGCGTCGTGCAGGCCGTAATCGACTCGGCTGCGACCTATGGTTGGAAGCTCGAACACGGTCGCAATCCGACGGAGAGCGTCGATGATTGGTGGGTGTGGGTATGAAACTGAACATCGGTGGACAGCAGACAATCACACGGTTCCCGTCCGGCTGGACGTGCGTCGATCTTCTCGCCGGTGCCGACGTGCAGCAGGACATCTCGACGACGCCCCTGCCATGGGGTGAGAATGTCACCGACGCCGTTTACTGCTCGCACGTCATCGAGCACATTTGGCCGTGGCGGCACGACTTCGTAGTCTCGGAGATGTATCGGGTGATGAAGCCAAACGCCAGAATCCGGGTCGTGGTGCCGAACATGGACATCGCTATCGACGACTACATCCTGCATCGCGGCGACGGTTGTCCGGGTCGTCTTGCCGGTTGTATGGGTTGGTGGTTCAATCCGACGCTCGACAAGGACGGCAATGTCTGCATGAATCACGTCTTCGGCTTCAACTGGTATTCGATGGCCGATCTGCTTCGCAGGGTCGGATTCCGTGGTATTCAACGCATGGGCTTTGGACTTCACTACCAGGACTTTGATGGTTGTGACAACCCTGGCCATGCCGGTACGTCGCTTTATGTGGAGGCAGTCAAATGAGAATGAAGGTTCTGATCGTTGGTGGCGCTGGTTACGTCGGTGGTTACCTGACCGATTATCTGAGGGCGCTCCAATATGACGTGACGGTCTATGATGCTCTCGCGTACGAGGCTCGATTTCTGAAAGAAGTGTCGTTCATTCGTGGCGACGTGCGGGACTACGAGAAGCTCGCCAAGATCCTGCCACAGTACGAGGCCGTCGTTTGGCTCGCTGCTGTCGTCGGCGATGGTGCGTGTGCCGCCGATCGGTTCATAACACGAGCCATCAACGAGGACGCCACCAAGTGGATGGTTGATCACTACGATGGTCGGATCGTGTTCCCGTCCACCTGCTCGGTGTACGGCGTCAACAACGATCTGATCGACGAGACGGCTGAGCCCCGGCCGCTGTCGATCTACGGCGAGACCAAGCTTGCCGCCGAGCAGTACATCGTAACCAATCGGCCCGATGCTCTGGTGTTCCGCCTTGGCACCCTGTACGGTCTGGGCGACGAGCACAGCCGCATCCGTCTTGATCTCGTTGTCAACATTCTGGCGAAGAAGGCCGCCAAGGGTGAGACGCTGCGGGTCAACGGCGGTGAACAGTGGAGGCCGCTGTTGCACGTCAGAGATGTCTGTAAGGCCATGGAGCACGGTCTTGACCATGGAATCTCCGGCCTGTACAACCTGGCCAGTGAGAACAGACAGATTCACGAGATCGCCGATGCGATTCAGCGAATCGTGCCGGGTTGCAAGGTCGAGAAGGTCGATATGAAGTTCGAGGATCTTCGCAACTACCGGGTTAAGACGGACAAGTGGGCGGCCCATGGCTGGAAGCCCCGGTGGAACATCGACCGCGGCATCAAGCAGATCGTCGATGTCATCAGACAGGATCGAATCAGAGACCCCGAAGACCCGATCTACAGCAACGAGCAATATCTCAGGGGACACAAGTCGCCGTTCTGACCGACGGCCCGCAGTATAACGGCCGAAATGAAAGGTCGAATAATGAGACTACAGATATTCGAGCGTGATCGTAGAACTCTTGGTGATCTTGCATCCGGAAGTACGTTCAAGTTCGTTGGCAAGCCGGATGTGTACCAGGTGTTGAGCCTGGACAAGGGCGAGCTCTTCACACAGCCCGGCGTGGTTCTGCGTGAGGACGTGCGGTACTGCTCCGACATTCGCTGCGGAGCGGTCTCGGTCCATCAGAAGAGTCTTGAGGTAGAGATGGTTGACCTGAACGTGACGGAGGTTGTGCAGAATGTGGTGCCCGCATAACGTACCGAAGGTCCGGTTTTACTTCCTTGACAAGAACGGTTGGCCGGTCGATCAGTTCTACCATCAACCGATCCGTAATCTTCTTCGACTGTTGGTATATACTCGCTGGATATCCACCAAATGGGTCATCAAGGATGTGAAGTGGTTGCATGGTACCACGACCCGGCATATAGACTGGGAGGATATTGATCGGTTGGCGGAGGAGAGCAATGGAGTTCGGGAGCGAACTAATGTTAATCCGTTTCAATACACCCCAATCGTTATCCCTGAGACGCAATCATTGGATCTTTCGCAGAAGGGTTTCGCGACGTTAAGCCGGTTTCGGATTCTAAATGATCACCCCATTCGTTTCTGTGATCTCATTGGTCCGATTGATATTGGTGACACACAGGACAAGATGAAGCCGGAGAGGGAATAATACTTTGGTAAAGACATGCACACGTTGTAATGTAGAACAACCGGCTGACACCGACCATTTCCATAAGTCGGATGGTGGAAAGTATGGCCTGGCGTCGGTATGTAAGACATGTTGGAAGACTTGGAGAGACGATCACAAAGATTCGATTCGATCGAGAAATAGGAAGGTTGCTGAGGAAACTAAGTCTATGGTGATGGCTCATTACGGCGGTAGATGTGCCTGCTGTGGTGAGGACCGGTTGCAGTTCCTAACCATCGACCACATTAACGGTGGTGGCACGAAGCATAGGAAGGAAATTGGTCATGGTGGTCACGCTGTATACAGATGGTTGATTCGGAATGACTTTCCACCGGACTTTCAGGTTCTGTGCTTCAATTGTAACGACGGAAGACAAGTGAACGGTGGCATATGTCCGCACGCTGGCGGGGCTGTTAGGATTCCCGCCAACATTCCTCAAGTCATCAATGGCAATCTATTTATCGATGATCGTGGTTCGATTGCGTTCGTGAATGACTTCAACATGAGGAATATCAGACGAATCTACACTGTTTATCATGAGAAGCCTGGCATGATTAGGGCGTGGCACGCACACAACGTTGAGTGTAAATTCGCGTTTGTTATCGACGGCACGTTCCTGTTTGGTGCCGTTAACCTTGAAACTGAGAAGGTCGATAAATTCGTGTTGTCAGATAAGCAACCAAAATTGTTGTTCGTCCCGAGTGGGTACGCAAATGGTTTCATGAATCTAACCGCTACTGGAATCATCCAGTTCTTCTCCACCTCTACGTTGGAAGAATCAAAGGGGGATGATACCAGATTTTCGTGGGATAAATGGAACATTTGGGAGGACAACTTCCGATGAGCACTGCCTGTCTGATGATCACCACCGACCTGCCGCACCGGACCGAGATGACGCTGCGTGCGATGCGTGATGTCTTCGCAGCGGGCGAGCTCAAGGTCGACAAGTACATTCTATCCATTGATCTGCAGCCGGATCTTAATGGCCACAGCGCCCGTCCGATTCTGGTCCCGGCCGCCCACGAGTTGGGCTTCAAGGTGGTCACCGGCGAGTGTACCGGGCACCGTGCAATGATCAATAACATCCAGCGGGGTCTGGCACTGGTCGATGAGGACACCCTGCTTTACTGTGAAGATCATGTATTCGTCGAGCGGATCATGCCGCGGGACATCTCGGACTTTCTGTTCACGCAGACCCCGGTTCGATGGATCTGCTACAACACGCACGTTCATCAGGAGAACCTGCTCAACGTGCCCGGTTTCATCGAATCCGCAGATCGGCCCCAGCGCTTCGCGTTCATTAACGACAAGCAGAATTGGCACGAGATCGGCGGTGAGGAGTTCATGGTCAAGGGTCCGAAGATCCGCGACGAGTATTACCTGAACTTCCCGGTCGCGATGGTACCGACCGAGGTCTTCACCAGCCTGATGAACTACGGCATGCAGCATTACCACGACATTGGTATCGAGATCGGCTTCACGAATGCGTGGTTCGATCTGCAGTATGACCGTAGTCAGCAGGTCGCCATTTATGTCAAGCCTGGTACCAAGATGTTCCGGCCGTTCGCCAGTTTCCAACAGATGCACAGTAATGCCTGCATGCGGTTCCGCAACAACGATGAATCCATGATTCATCCGTCGGTTGTCCCTCACGCGTTGGTGCCGCAGCAGAGCAACCAGAAACGGAGCTTCTTCTAATGACAACAGTGATGACGGTGGTTGGTATTCGACCAGACATGATAAGAATGAGCGAGATTTTCCGCAGGCTCGACGCCGAGCCCGGTTTTCGGCACGTGCTTGTTCGCAGTGGTCAGCACTTCGATCGCAACCTATCCGACGTGTTCTTCGAGGAGCTCGACATTCGCGAGCCTGACATCAACCTGCTTGCTGGTGGTCCCGGCAAGACGCACTACCAGGTTGCGGGTGAGGTCACCGTTAAGCTGCTCGATGATGTGATCGGTAGACAGGGCATTCACCCGGACATCATCCTGTTCCTGGGTGACAGCAACAGCGTCGTGTGCTCGGTGTCCCTCAAGAAGGAGGGCTACCGCGTTGGTCATATCGAGGCCGGTATGAGGTCGGGCGACAGACGCATGCTCGAAGAGATCAACCGCACGGTCTGCGACCATTGCAGCGACCACCTGTTCGTCTATCACGACGACTACGCGGCGAATCTCCGTCGTGAGAACATCTTCAATGGCATTCACGTGGTTGGCAACACCATCGTCGAGGTCGCCCATAAGTACGGTGACTCGCTGTTGCAGACCAAGAAGGCCGGCGACTACATCCTGCTCGACATTCATCGTCCCGAGAACTTCAAGGATATCAACCGCCTGCACTCGATCTTTGGCTACGCCGCGGCTTGCAGCCGTGAGTACAAGGTACCGGTCAAGTTCCTGCGGTTCAATCGGACCATCGAATACATGATGAAGTTCCGGATGATGGACACGCTGCAGCAGGACTGGGTCGAGATCGTGCCGCTCATGTCGTACAAGCAGTTCCTGGCCGCCCAGTACAACAGTCTGTTCATGATCTCGGACAGCGGCACCGCCCAGGAGGAGCCCGCCATCCTTGGCGCCCCGGTCATCGTGCCCCGCGATTACACCGAGCGACCCCAGAGTATGAGCGCCAACTGCTCATACCTGCTACACGTTGCCAGTGACTGGCAGGGGAGTTTCAACTGGCTCGATGGTGCACTCGGCGGTATAAACACGATGTCCGCGTCCTGGCTTGGCGACGGCACCACGTCGCAGCAGATCGTTGACATCTTGAAGGCGGAGTTATGATCGATTTCATGAAACGGATTGAAGAAGAGCTAAGGAGGGATAGGAAACTACGATGGTTGGTTCGGTGGGAAACCCTTAAACTGTGGTCAAAGTGCCTTGCCATGCAGTTAAAGGATGTCGTTGTCGGTAGACCCATTTGCCGGTTATTCGGTCATAATCGATCTGTGGATTTTAATAAGGACATAAATAGGTTGTGGTGTCGTCGGTGTGGTCGACACATTACGTTCGATGAGTGGATGAGATAATCACGATGGAAATTACCATACTTGTACAACCATTCGAGGTCGACGAGGAGGTCTACGACGACCTGACCGGAAAGGTGTGTAAGGTCGTCGGCCTATCCTACGAGGTCGGTAGGAATGATCCCGAGCAGCCGAACGTGTCATCCGTAGGCTGTTGGGGCGTCTGGATCGACTCCGAGTATCTTTCCGGCGGCAGACACCCGTGGGAGCTTTCGAAGCTCACGGACGAGCTCAAGGCTGGGCTATATGCAGCAGGTCGCCTGACGCCCCCGGACGCAGGGGGAAACAAAGCCGAATGGCTCCCCCGACAAAGGAGAAAGCCTGTGAGTATCGCAAACCTACGCCGGTACGTCGTCCGCACGTTATCGGACTTTCTGTTCTGGGCTCGGTACGGTTACTGGCCGCGACACTATTGCAGGACTGATGATTACCGTCCCGCCGACCGGGATTTTGAGTGGCATCAGAGAACGATGGTGTTGTAATACCATCAGAGAGGATGAAAATGAAAGTGCTCGTTCTTGGCTGTACTGGTATGCTTGGCTCCGCGGTGACACGTCACCTGATCGACGCCGGGTACAAGGTCTCGGTGACCTGCCGACACGAATCGTTCGGGTTCGCGACTAATTGGGCATCTGGCCTGCGAATCGTGCCGAGCGTCATGCTGTTCAACCCCTGCACGCAGGACATCCGCAACTGGCCAATTAAGGAGTTCGACTACGTCGTCAATTGCATCGGTGTCATCAAGCCCGCCATCAAAGCCGCCGGTATCATCAACACGCTCAAGATCAACAGCGTGTTTCCGCACGAGTTAGCGGCGCTCTGTTATGCCAGATCGGTTGGATGTATTAATATTACGACGGATTGTGTCTACTCCGGGGCCAAGGGTGGGTACGTCGAGACCGATAGGCACGACGTTGATGACCTTTATGGTCGTAGCAAGTCACTCGGCGAAGAGACGGACCTCGGTATGACCATCAGGACGAGCATCGTCGGTGAAGAGATCCACAACAACGTGAGTTTGATCGAGTGGGCAAAATCACAAAAGGGCAAACCGGTCAACGGATTCACCAACCACCTGTGGAACGGAATCACGACCACACAATACGCCAAGGTCGTCGACCGGATCATGTGGGAGGGTTGGTTCAAGTACGGTCTGTTCCACGTGTTCTCGCCGAGCCCGGTCAGCAAGTTCGAGATGCTGCAGATGTTCAACAGTAAGTTCAATCTCGGTCTGCAGATAACCGGTACCCCGGCGAATCCCGCGGTCGACCGCACACTCGGTACGATCAAGGATCTGAATCGTCTGGTCGAGGTCCCCGAGTTCGACGAGCAAATCGCGGAGATGTAAATTGAACCAGGTCGAGACGAGAGAATGCACGCGGTGTTTCCGACCGATGCCGGTCGACGAGAATCACTTCAGGAAGTATAAGACGAGGTCCGGCAAGACACGATTTCGTGCGGAATGTAAGGATTGCGAGAGCTTGCGTAGTTCCGTTTACAGGGAGGAACATGGCAAGCAGATCGCGAAGCGAATGAAACGGTGGAAATCAGCCAACCGGAAACGCCTGAACGAGTATGGCCGGAAATACTACTCCGATCACCAGGACGGCTTTCGCGTCAACGCCCGACAACGCAGCATGAATGTGAAGCGTCTTGTCATTGATCACTACGGCGGACGATGTAATTGTTGTGGTGAGGATCGTTTGGCTTTCCTGACCATCGATCATGTCGATGGTCGTGGAAACAAACATCGTGATTCGGTCGGTAGGGGTAATGGCAGGGACTTTTATCACTGGTTGATCCAGAATGATTTTCCGTCTGGATTTCAAGTCCTGTGCTTCAATTGCAACTGCGGCAGATCCGTCAACGGTGGCGTCTGTCCGCACGCCCAGTCTGATTTGATGGAGTATGTGATCTAATGTCTTGGATGGTCACTGCCTATTTCTGCGGTCACGATTTGTATCATCAGTCGGCTGCGAAGCTAGCACAGTCGATGCTTGCCCACGGCATTCGTTACGAGATCGTTCACACCGAAGACCATGGAACATGGCAGAAGAACACACAAGCGAAGCCCGCGTTCCTCAAGGGACAACTGTTGAAGCACCCCAACGATAATCTCGTCTATGTTGATGTCGATGCGATGTTTCTGCGGTACCCAGCGCTGTTCGACGACCTCGATAAGAATCACGCGGTACACGTCGCCGCACACCTGCTTGACCACAGCAAATATCGACGCAAGACGATCGAACCGGAACTGCTCAGCGGCACGGTTTGGCTACGCAACGATCCCGAGACCATGAACATCGTGAATGAGTGGATCGCTCAGTGTCAGGCGAACACCAACATGTGGGATCAAGCCGCACTTCAGCGGGTCCTGGCGGTACGCGGATACCACAACCTGCCCGATCGATATTGCTGCATCTTTGACTACATGGCCAGTGTTCAAGGCAAGGTCATCGTACATAATCAGGCGTCGAGGGTCACCAGGACGGTGATCACCCGACCGACCGTAACAGTTCAGAGTCAGCCGGGTATGGCGATTTGCCGTCACCCCAGGTGAGACGAGGAGAGAAAGATGAAGAAGATCAGAGAGGTGGTGTTCAACGCGACTGTTTATCGCAGCTTGTCGATCATTCTGCAACTGGCGATGGTGTCCGCCGTCTTCGGGCTCGCCGCCAATTGGCCAGTGGTGATCGCATGCAATGCACTCTGCTTCGCGTGGTACATCTGCTACCACATGATGACCATCCGTGTCCGTCACTACTTCAAGCATCGAGTCGTCCGGCCCACGATCAAGGTGTACATGAGTCACCCGATCCGGGGGAGCAAGGTTGATGACGCGACCAAGGCCGAGCAGATGACCAATAGTGAACGTGCAAAGTTGGCAACCAATGAGCTTCGTAAGCGGTTCCCGGAGCTCGATATCTACTGTCCCGGCGAGGCCGAGAAGTTCGTTCATCTGACGTATGCCAATAAGCTGCTCACCGATGGGCAGATTCTCGGCATCGACTGCGAGATCCTCAAGGAGTGCGACTGCGTCTTTGCCTACGCGTTCGACACCAGCCGGGGGATGAAGGTCGAGATCGATTATGCCAATGATGCACAGATCCCGGTTCTAACGTTCAACAAGGTCGATGAATCGACGTTCCGACAGATCCGGGCGTTCATCGATGAACTGACCAGAGTTAAAGAAAACACGAAGGAGTGGTAGGAATGTCGTATCGGAAATACAGTGAGACGGAAAAGCACGGAATCGTGGCCAATTTTGAAACCTCTGGTCTTACATTGACCGCGTATGCGAAGAATCGACGCATCAGCCCTACGACTCTTATTAAGTGGATTGGGGAGCAAAAGGGAACCACCAGTCCCGACGATGGCGAAGGGACACAGGAGCACCCGGAGCCCCAGTTCGACAAGCGCCCGAGCAACAAGGTCAACGTCATCGAGACCCTCAAGAAGCTCGCGGACTCTACCAAGAAGGAAGAGGGCATCGAGAAGGACTATGCCCGGATCGCGATTGGAACGGGTCGACCGATCGCCGTTATGAAGGCCGCCGATCTTCACCTTGGCGGTCTTGACATTGCGTACGACGCGTTGCTGTTGCACTGGCAGTTCCTGCTCCAGGAGGAGCGGTTCTACCTGCAACTGTTCGGTGATGACATCAACCTGATGATCGTGCACAAGAGCGTCGGCGCTCGGCATGATATCCTGTCGCCCAACAAGCAGGTCGAGTTGATTGAGAGCATGGTCGACGACCTGATTGGCCAGGGTAAGCTGCTCAGCATGTGTTGGGGCAACCACAGTGAGGATTTTGCCGAGCGGACCCTTGGTCTGAGCCTGATGAAGATGCTGTTCGCCCACAAGATCCCCTATTTCAGGGGTATGGGCTACATCGATCTGAACATCGGCACCAGCAACTATCCCATGGCGTTCACGCACGCGACCCGGTTCCACAGCTTCATGAACGCGGTGCACGGCAACAAACGCATGGAGCAGATGCACGCCGAATACTTCACGCCGAGTCGTCCGATCGCACTTGAGTACATCACGGCCCACACGCATTACCCGGCGTTCAGCGTCGAGGGCAACCTGCCCGAAGACCGGATCTGGTTCATCAAGACGGGAACCTTTAAGACGGACTGCCTCTATTCGCAGCGGTACTTTGGGCAGGGGCGGATCGGCGTGCCAACCGTAGTCTATCACCCGGACCGCATGGAGCACGTCTGCTTCCCTACTCCGTTCGAGGCATATCGGTACATGACGGGCAAGGACGCACCCGGACTCAAGAACTCGGTGAAGAAATGAAGTACCAACACGATTGGCGTGGTTCCTACAGCCAGTTGACGTGCCACAGGTGCGGTGAGACCGTTTGCTGCGAATGTGACCTGTTGGATACCACGAGGATAGTCGATTTCGTCAACCGATCGGCGGCACGCTGCGATTGTCCGGTGCCGCCGGGTGCAAGGCTCGAACAGCCCCACTCGTTCAACCGTCAACAGATATTCGACCTTGAGGAGCAGAGTCGTGAAGAAGTATCCAAACATGACGCATGCACAAGCGCTGCGTGAGGTTCGTTCGGCCCTCGAGGACAGCGGCATGTACGGCCATGACGTGGTAAAGTGGGCCATGACCCTGCTTGAGAACGCACCGCAGCCCATCGGTTACATCGAGCCCGGCAGAGCCTACGTCGTGCAGGTCAAGGAGTTCTCCGAGCACGTCGCCGAAATTCTCACTCATGCAATCGGGGTCTTCAAGGACCTCGATTGCAAGGTGATCATTCTCGGTCCCGAGATGGAACTCATTCAGCCGCCGACCCGGCTTCATAAAGAGGCACCGAACAGCGTCAATCCGTGCGACGACTGCAAGACGCGGTTCGAGTGCACCGGTGTCTGCGAGCGCCTTGCCAACGCTCTCAATCACGATCCCGGACATCATGGGGACAAGACGCCTCAGGGAGACGTGATTGTGGAAGACGATGACGAGCTGGACTGAGAACACCTACGTATAAAGTAGGTGTGCGAGTTGGATCAAAACAAAGGACTGTGAGGAAGGATCGCCTGAATCATCATGAGTAGCATCAATAGTGCCATTTCCACGTACATCCACACGACGAAATATGCCCGATTCCTGCCCGAGCAGGGTCGTAGGGAGACATTTGACGAGACGGTTGACAGAGTAAAACAGATGCACCTCGATCGATACCCCGTGGTGTCGTCTCATATCGAGCGGGCATTCAACTTCGTGCACCACAAGATGGTCCTGCCATCGATGCGGTCAATGCAGTTCGCCGGACAGCCGATTCTGCACCATAACGCACGAATGTACAACTGCTGCTTCACGCACATTGACCGGCCGCGGGTGTTCGCCGAGATCATGTACCTGCTAATGTGCGGGTGTGGCGTCGGCTACAGTGTGCAGAAGCGACACGTCGCGAAGCTCCCGCGGATGAAGCGGATCGATGGCAACCTCGTCTGTCACCACACGGTGGACGACAGCATTGAGGGTTGGGCCGATGCCGTCGGCGCTCTGATCAACGGACATATCAATGGATTCCACGTCGAGTTCAACTACTCGCGGATCCGTCCCGCCGGTGCCGTCATCAGCAGCAAGGGTAAGGCACCCGGCCATCTTCATCTCAAGGCCGCAATCGAGTCGATGCGTGAGATCCTGGGTGGGGTCGTCGACCGCACACTAACACCGCTTGAATGTCATGACATCATTTGTCATCTGTCGCATGCGGTCATGGTCGGCGGCATTCGCAGCGCCAGCATCATCGCTCTGTTCTCCGCGGACGACGACGAAATGATGCACTGTAAGGACAGCGGCAATTTCGATTTCGCGGGCAAGAACAACCATCGGGCGATTGCCAACAACAGCGTCGTGCTGGACCGTCATGCCGAGTATGAGACGTTCGCGGGCATCATGGATCTGAACCAGAGAAACTACGGAGATCCGGGGTTCGTCATGCTCGATGACACCGATTACGGCGTCAATCCGTGTGGTGAGGCCGTGATCTACCCGAAGGACCGCGACGGCAACACGGGCTTTGGGTTCTGCAACCTCGTTGAGATCAATGCAGCCGGGTGCCAGAACGGTCTGGATTTTCAGGAAGCGTGCAAGGCCGCAGCCATCATCTCGACGATGCAGGCCGGATACAACAAGTTCCCGTATCTTGGGCCCGTCACCGAGAGGATCGTGGACGAGAACCCGCTGATCGGCGTCAGCATCACCGGGATGATGGACAGCCCGTGGGTGCTCAGTGAGACTCTGCTCGGCACCGGTGCACGCATCGTCAAGGACTGGAACGAGTACATCGCCATGCAGATCGGCATTCGGCCGTCGGTTCGATGCACCTGCGTCAAACCCAGCGGCAACAGCAGCCTCGAACTCGGGTGCGTCTCCAGCGGCATTCACCCGCATCACGCCAAGAAGTATTTCCGCCGGGTGACCGCCAACAAGCTGGATCCGGTCGCGGCGTTCTTCGCCCGGACGAACCTGCACATGGTCGAGCAGATTGACGACACCCGAATCTGCATCACGTTTCCCATCGAAACGCACGGCCTGACGCTCGACATGGTGCCAACGATCGAATTTCTCAAGACGATCTGCCTTGTGCACCGTAGCTGGATTGATAAGGGTCGTCGGGCGAACGAGAAGGTTGGCAACAACATATCGTGCACGGTTACTGTCAAGGACAACGAGTGGAATGCTGTCCGTGACTTCGTCTGGAAGCATCGCGACATCATTGGCGGCACGACGTTCTTTCCGTTCTTCGCCGATGCCAAGGTGCCGTTCTGTCCCCGGCAGGCCGTGACCTCGGACGAAGACATTCTCAAGTTCGAGCACATGATCAACCAGTACAAGGACGTTGACTATACCCAGATGCGAGAAGACGAGGATCTAACCGGGGTCGATGCTGCGTGCGACGGCGACAAGTGCAACCTCAATCGTGGGGTGGTCACCGGCAAGGCCGCTGGCGTGCGTGTGTTCCTGGGACAGCCGACGAGCAGATCATTCGAAGTGGATGGGTTGAGGTTCGAGGTCGAAGGCGAGCATTCCGATCATTTCACTGCCAGGAGGGTCACATGAACAGCACCGAGTATTACAGAAGGCATCCAGAGAAGAAAGCTGAGCATCACGCGGCACTCCGAATGAAACATAGGAATCTCGTTCTGTCCCATTACGGTGGCAAGTGTGCCGTTTGCGGGATCACCAACCCCGCGTTCCTGACCATAGACCACGTTCACGGCGGTGGGAATGTTCATAAACGGTCCGTCGGTCGTTCTGGGTTCGGATTCTGCTATTGGTTGAAACAGAATAATTTCCCGTCTGGTCTACGTGTTCTATGCTTCAACTGCAACAGTGGCCGCCAAATCAATGGTGGTGTCTGTCCGCACGAGCTTTCTCTCTCGAAAACCGGGTTGGTTACGGACTGACTGGCCCGGTTCTTGTTCCTGTCTCTGAATGAGGTTGACCCAATCGGCGAGCTTGTGACATTCGTGACAGAGCAGCACGCAGTTGTCGATTTGGTATCGAAGGTGCGGGTGCTCGGTCTGCGACTCAATGTGGTGGACCTCGCCGGTGTCCACCTTAGCCTTAGCTTTAGCCTTGTCTTCACCCTTGACGGATTTCAGCTTGTGAACGTGGCAGTTGCACAGTTGACACGTGTGGTGATCACGACGCCAGACGCGGTAACGAAGACGATGCATGCCGCGGGAGAATAGCATACAGTCAAACTTGCGACCGTACTTTTTGATGGTCCGACCAATGGTTTTCTTGAGGAATCGGATGACGCGACGACGGATCCTGGTCTTGATGGGGATCGCCGCCAAGCGTGCGGCCAAGCGTGTGGCTTTCCTTCGTGCCCGTTGTCTTCTGTGATGCCGTCTGCGTCGTTCAATTTGTGCCGCTGTCTTCATTGGTATTTGAGTCAATTCCTGCATCAACATTCGTTGCCGGGTTGTGTTCACCCGCATTATACTGCGGTTGTGGGTTGGAAGGAAACTGCTGAGACTCTATACACTCGGGACATTCTATCCAAGCTCTCACTATCGTGCCGTCCGGAACCTCAGTACTCACCGGCTTGCCACATTTGAAACATTTGATCCTCATAGCCACGATTTACCTCAGCTTGATGTTCTTCTTGCGTTTGTCTCGGACTCTCTTCTGCACGAACCCCGCTCGCAGCCGTACGATGTCACCGGGTCGATTGTCGGCGTAATCGACCTCGACCACGATCGAATCGACCATCGCCATGAACTCGTGTGACTCGCCCGGTGCAATGATCAGAGAATTGCCTGGTAGCAGGTAGAGCTCGTGTTTCTCACCATGCTTGCTCGGGCACCACCGAACGACGATCTTGCCACTGACCACGTAGAACACGTTGTATCGGTGCTCGTGGTAATGCCATGAGCAGGTGCCGCCCCTCTTGATTTCAAGCACGGAGGTCTTCGACAGATTGTTGTCGTGAATCTTCGATGTCGTGCCCCAGACCTTGTTCTCAACCTCGTGTGTCATCATCGACGTCCCTTTACAACAGGTGCCGTCGTAGGAGACGGCACCCGATTTCTATTCTACTTTGCCGACCCTTCGATCGGCCTGGCCCGCTGAACCGGGCTCAGAAATCTACCAGAAGTCGGACCCGCCCCGCCACATGTGGCGAGCTGTCTTACGGTTCATGTTGGTTGAGAGAGTGCCCCGTTCAGTGGGCTTTACAACCATCAGAAATTCGAGTGCGAGCAAGCGAATCATTACGACCCATTATACTCCGAGAAGCCCATGACTTCAATTATCCGAGCCTCGAACAGGTTCTTGAATCGTGGGTGGTCGATTTGAAACCACGGCGTCTGCACGGTGATCATGATGCGATACATGATCTTCAACCGTACTTCGACCTGATCGTGGCCATTGACGCGAACCTCGGCCAGAATCCCGTCGCTGTGGTTGACGAAGGTGAACCACGTGTACTGTGCGTTGTGATTCAGGATCGCGTACCCGTGTGGTCGCAGCAGGTCGCTGATCTTGACGAACGCATCGTGATCAGTGGATTCGCCGAGATCGAATATCATACACCACCAATCAGACCGAGCGCCGACGTGATCTGGTTAAGAGCGGTCTCCCACAGGTCGATTGAGTCGATCTGGAACTCATCGGTCGCAACGTTAATCCCGTTGCTCGTGCGAAACAGCAGCACGACGCCGACCTCACCATCCTCGCGGATGAAGACTTTCGCGTAAGTCCTCTGGTCCGCCGCGACGAACGCGATGTACGAGATCATGCGGCTGTCGTTCATCAGCAGGTAGTCGTGCTGTCGCATTACGCTGCGAATCTCCTGCATCAGGTCTTGGTTGTTGAGTCCGTTGATGTTCACGACTCCTGCTCCTCATGACACCCGCATGAGCACTGGCCGTCGTGGGCCTGCTCGGGCTCGTCGAGGCTCAGTGTCTGCTCGGTGACGGCGTAATCACTGGTGTCGACCTTGGGCTCGTTGCTCGGGTTCGGTTCGGTCGCGGATGAGCGCCCGGTCTCGGTCGCCCTGATCTCGCGGCTGGCTTCGTCGAGGCCCCTCAACAGGACATTGATGTAGGCCAACCGTTCCTTAGGGTCGGGGTACGTCTTCTCGATTTGCTGCTTCATCAGGGCGTACTGGTAATCGAACTTCATCTCCTCGCGTGCGACCTTCTTCGGGAGCAGTTGCTCGCGGCTGGTCGGGCGACGGTTCTTGAACCGGTTCTTTGCCAAACGATCTCTCGATGCCTTCGATGCGGACATGTGGTGTTATTCCTCCTCATTCTCGACATCGACCAGTTGCTCGGTCTCGTCGATCACGGTGCCGACAAGACCAATGACCTGGTCGCCCTCGACTTGGAACATTTCGCCCAAGCTTATACTCCACTCGACGCGGGTGATAAAATACCGCCCCTTCTGGAGCTTCGTGTGCTCTCTGTTCGGCGTGATCGTGTAGTATTTATTCGCTTGGATCTTCATGTCTGGATTATACCGCGGAAGTGAAAGGACCAGCCGGGTCGCCACGATGGCAGTAGCCCGGCTGGTCCAGCACCAGTGCTCTCTGTTACGCGACGGTCAGCAGGTCGAACGCCTTCTGCTTGAGATTGGCACCACCGGCGAACATCGCACTACTCATGCGGGTGTCCTCCATCGTC